AAAGGTGCATCCTCTGCCACAGGTGACTACGGTGCATCCTCTGCCACAGGTAACTGCGGTGCATCCTCTGCCACAGGTTACAAAGGTGCATCCTCTGCCAACGATTCCGAGAGCGTTGCGGTTGCATGGGGATACAAAGGGAAAGCAATGGGTGTCATTGGTTCCCATATCGTTCTTGCTGAATGGAAATATATTGGCAGTAAAGAGGATGACAGATACGACAGAGCAGAGCAGGAAGCATGGGAGTTTGTCGGTGCGAAGATGTTCCGGGTAGACGGTGAAAAAGTGAAGCCGGATACATGGTACAGATTGGAAAATGGTGAACTTGTGGAGGTGGAGAATGCAGATTAAGAAAGAGACAGTCATTTCTGTTCTGACAACAAGCGGAGAAACAATCAATGCCGGTGACACCGTGATATTCAATTTTGATGACAAGTGTTGCGTGGGTGTGTACCTGGGACTTTCAGACCGTGGAGCCTTGAAATTCAAAGGCAAAATTGCTGATACGGATGTGACATTTCATGTGATGCCTAGAAGCATCAAGGAGATTTACAAAGCTGATGTGACAGTGCATCAGGGAGTTGCAAGTGGATTTATGAATGAGCCGGAAAGCGAGGAAGAATAATATGGAAAAACGTAAATTTAAGGTTGGAGAAAGATATACAAGCAAATTGTTTGTAGACAAAGGTGCTGTAATTGAAATCACAAAAATCAGTGGTGACGTTGTTTCTTACAAAGATATTGCGGGGAGGACTTATAGTGTAAAAAATTTTGAAATTGGTTCTCTATTTTCTGACATGTTGAAAAAAGTAGGAAGTGAAACAATCGTCATCTACCGCAATGACAACAAAGTAGTTGCGCTGGACAAGTCCACTGGCGAGAAAGCAGAAGCAAACTGCAATCCTGCTGATGAATTTGATTTCCGTACTGGTGCTAAGTTGGCTTTTAATCGACTGATGGGCGAGGATGTGAAGCCTGATAACGGTGTCCGTGAGGTGAAGAGGAAAGCTAAAGTCGGTGAGTACATCAAGATTATAGATGCAAAACCTCTTCTTATATCATATGAAAACGGAGAGATTTTCAGAGTAATTGGTATTGGGAACGTAGGATGTAAGGTTAAAAACTCTGTTAAAAGTTGTTACGTATGGCACGAAGAGTACGTTGTACTTGAAAACTACAAACTGGAGAAAGAACCAGAGAAGAAAGACGAAATCTGCGTGGGAGATACCGTAAAGGTCACGAATACCAGTAAGCAGTACAACTTATACGATACATGGAGTGGTCTTTTAGGATACAAACAGAATTTTGTAATAGGTTCTGATGTTAAAAATGAAGACGAATACAAAGTTTTAAGAATTAAAAAACATGATAGGTTTGCAAGTACTATTGCACTGATTCAGAATCCCAAGACAACCAAGGTATTCATCATAGGAATTGACGGCATCAAAAAGGTAGAAAGGTAGGTAGAAACATGGCAGACGAAAAGAAGCAGGAAAACACAGGAATTGTGGAATACGAATCAAATGGGGAAATTGTAAAAATTTCCCCAACAACGGTAAGAAAGTACCTTGTAAGCGGTGGTGGAAACGTATCGGATCAGGAAGTAATGATGTTTATGTCTCTTTGCAGATATCAGCATCTTAATCCTTTTTTGAAAGAAGCATACCTCATTAAGTTTGGAAACAATGATCCTGCTACGATTGTTACCGGAAAAGATGTTTTTACAAAAAGAGCCGATGCAAATCCGAATTATGCAGGAAAAAAAGCAGGAATTATTGTTCAGAAGAAAGATGGTTCCGTTGAAGAAAGAGAAGGATCTTTTGTCCTTAAGGACGAATCTATTGTAGGAGGTTGGGCTAAAGTGTTTATCAAAGGAAGAGAGACACCGGAGTACCAGTCAGTATCTTTCGATGAATATGTTGGAAGAAAAAAAGATGGAACAATAAACGGTCAATGGTCTAAAAAGCCTGCAACAATGATAAGAAAAGTTGCTGTTGTACAGGCCTTAAGAGAAGCTTTTCCGGATAAATTCCAAGGTTTGTATGCACAGGAAGAATTTCCTGATGTTTCCGATGTGAAACTTGATGTGGAAAAAGTTGTGGCAGAAGAGGTACAGGCAAATGCAAACACTATCGAGTTTCCTGACACAACATTTGAGGAAGTACCGCAGACCGCAGAGACGGACATTGCCAGCGCAGAGACACCGGATTGCTTTAAGTAGGAGGAAAAGGGATTATGATTTTTGTAAAAGTAGGTATTGTACTGTGGGTTGCGTTTTTTATTGGTCGTTTTTTTGTAAGTTCATCTATTAGCGCAATAGAAAAAATCACTCTTGCATACACCGGAAAACTCAAAATGACACCGATGAGATTTATCGTGTTTATTTTATTTATCTCAGCTATTGCATGCAGTTTCACAGCGTTGATTTGGTTTTTGTTTTTCAGATAGTGAGGTATCCGCTGATGAAACTAAAATGTTTAGGCTCCGGTTCTTCCGGTAACTGCTATCTTCTAACGGCAGATAACGGTGAAACACTTTTACTGGATGCAGGACTTTCTATCATGGACATAAAACGTGGTCTTAACTGGAATATAAAGTGTGTTGTGGGTGCTATATGCACCCATACGCACAAAGACCACTCATTATCCGTATCAGACCTTGAACACATGGGAATAGCAGTATTTAAGCCATATGAGAGTTTAGAACCTATGGAAATATGCTTTACTGGTGGAAAAATAATGGCATTTGATCTTACTACACTGGATGGTAAGTGGACACATACCAACGCTGATGGTTCAGAATGCCCTTGTTATGGATTCCTGATTACTCACCCGGAAATGGGGAAATTGCTTTATGTAACTGACACGGAATTTGTTAAGTGGCGGTTCCATGAATTAAACCACATCCTTATTTCATGTAACTATCAGAAGAAGTACATTACAGAGGATTCCAACGATGCTAAGAAATCCCATGTGTACCGTGGTCATATGGAACTGGAAACAGTAAAGGAATTTGTTCTTGCGAACAAATCAGATGCCTTGCAGAACGTCATATTGTGCCATTTAAGCCGTGATAATTCTGATGCCAAAGAATGTGTCACAGAGGTAAAAAAGATTGATCCATTGGCGAATGTAGACTATGCGGCAGCAGGCAAGGAATGGATTTTACAGAATGGAAAGGAGTGCCCGTTTTGAGTGGTGGAAGTTTTGGTTATTTGTGCTACAAGGATGTCAATGAGCTAATGGAGCCGTCAAGTATCTCCAACCTTGAAATTATGGTGCAACACTTACAGTTGTACGGTTACGAGGACATAGCACGAGATACACAGCGGTTGATTGAGTATATCCGGTCGGCAAGTATCAGAATTGAGGTTTTGAGCGAGAATCTTAACGGTGTTTTTCATGCGGTAGAGTGGTATGAGAGCGCAGATATTGGCAGAGAGACCATGATTGCAGAACTGGAAAAGTACAGAAATGGTGGTGCGAATGGCTGACACATTTTATAGACCACTTACACCGCAATTAAGAAGTGAAATAATGCAGAGCATTGATTCTAACATATCCGAACTGAATACCTGTCAAAGCAATGCTTTAGTCAATATGCAAAAAACAGGATATGGGGCATTGAGAAATATTATAAATGCCTTGCCGGACGGATATTTGATTCCATTTGAAAGGCGGTGATTCGGTTGGCTGATTGGAAGAAAATCTATGCTATGAAAGCAGAACGTGAGAAAAAAATAAAACAGATATGCCCCGAAATATCGAATGTTAGCGGAATCTATTTGTTTTACAGAGTGGACGAAGCAGGAATCAGAAGAGGGTATTGTGGGCAAGCTGTCAGACTTTTAGAGCGCACATCTTCTCACCTTGCGGAATACGACCATATAGCATTGAGCCTTAAAAAACATGGCTTCAAGAGCAAAGATAATCCGCATGGGTGGTCATTGCATTTTTTAACCTGTGGGATATCAGAACTTGATGAAAAAGAAGTCGAGTATATTAAAAAATGTTCTGATAGTGGTATTCAGATGTACAACGTCACGGCAGGAAGCCAAGGTAAAGGGAAACAAGTAACAGGGCAATATAAACAGCCTAAAACTTATTCGCAAGGCATACAGCAAGGCAAAATCAACCTTGCAAGGGAACTGGCGAACATTGCCGACAAGCATCTGATAATCAGTTTGAAGCCTGAGAAGCAGAACAATTCCGTGTCGCAAAGACAATTTGTTCGGTTTATGGAACTTTTGCATGGAGAAAAGGATGGTGAAAGTAATGAATAAAACAGACTATGAAGTACTTTTACAATACGTTGAAGAAACTGACAAGGAGTTTTATGAATCTCTTTCTACTCAAAAACAAATTATGTATCTTTGCTATCAATACGGAACTGAATCTTTTAAAAAGTATTTGTTTAAGTATAGATTTCAGCAAGTATGCAATAAATTAAAGGAGTTTTTCAGAAAATGGTGAAATACGAAGGTGAATGCTGCGGATGCGCAACGGAAGCTTATCCATGTCTCGGCAATAGGTGCCCGAACATAAATGTGAAACATTTGTATTGCGATGATTGTAAGGAAGAGGTAGAGGAACTTTACGAGTTTGACGGTGTACAGTTTTGTAAGGAATGCCTGTTAAAGCAATTTGAGAAGATTACATGAGCGAAAAAAATTACGATTGTAGCTGTTGGAATGAGTACCCAAACACAATGCACTCAATCAACGGACGTACTCACAAACCGTATCAAAGTGGTAGATGGAAATGTGTTGATTGCTACGAATATGTAGGAAAATCAGAATACGGTGCTACTCATTGCAAAAGGAAAGAGTCAGAATTTGAAAAGAGGTAACATAAAATGCCAAAACGATATGACAATCCGCAGGAAATTTTGAAAATCATGCGGCAGACAGAACTTTTGAAACAGTCTGCGGAGAGAAGTCCATTCACCGGAATACTGACACTGTTCTGCTATACCCTGTGGAAAGACTACAAGTACTCACAGACGAGACTTTCCGACTTCTGTGGTAAATTCACCGAGTACAACGAAAAGTACGAGAATGAGCCTTATACGGAGCTGCAGAACAGGCTTAACGATTTTGCAGACTGGACGATTGAGTACAAGGAATTTACCGAAGCTGATTATCCACATTACAAGTCGGTTGTAGCGCAGAAATGCATCCAGGAACAGGTCAGATGTAACAACCTTATCAATGAGTTGTCCACAAGGTACATCCTATATGGAATGGTGATCCTTATGGAAGATGGATTCGGTAAGAAGAAGCTGACGAATTTCAAGGATAAGTTTTCTGACCACATGGACAAAGCTGGAGACAAGTGCAACGGAAAGGATTTCATGGATTTATGGAGAGAACTGGTGGAAAATACCGGGATCTATATTGAGAAGCCTATTTTTGAGTAAGGAGTTCTATATGGCAGAAAAAAGAATGTTCAGCGCAAAAATAATTGAGAGTGATGCTTTTTTGGATATTCCTGCTACGGCTCAAATGCTTTATTTTCACATCTGCATGAACACGGATGATGACGGATTTGTGAACAATCCACGGAAAATCATAAGGATGTGTGGTGCATCTGATGATGATTTGAAGATACTGATAGACAGCAGATTCCTTTTATCTTTCGACAGTGGTGTCGTGTTGGTGAAGCACTGGCGCATTCACAACTACATTCCACCGGATCGTTACAAGCCGTCATGCTATGTGGATGAAAAAAGCAAAATAGGTGTGAAACTAAACGGATCATACACTACAGACCCTAAAAAGATGGTTTCCCCAGTAGAGGGAAATCCAAAGAAAAATTGCTACGACAAAGAAATCAAACTTGATAAGAGGTGATATAGATGCAGATGACAGGTTATGAATTGTTGGCGAATTATGAAAAAGCAGAGGACAAGGATAAACAGATTCAGATTCTTGCAGATTTGAACCACATTCCGGTTGACATGGTGTGTTTTGTGATTGACAACAGAGAAAAATTTGAAAATTTGGAGACACCATTGTCCACAGAAGAATTTGCAAAGTGGTGTGAGACGGAACTTGACCGTGTGGATGCTCATATCCATGCACAGGAAATATATTACAGAGAAATTTGCAATGTATACAGAATCGCAAGTACATACGGAAAAAGGAGTGTAGCTGTATGAGAGAGGGAACATGAAACTTTCAGAACGGTGACTTACTATACATGGCTACACATCCGGTTGCTGATGATATTAGAATCGGACGGGCAAAACCGTATGACTGCAGCTACCCTGTGATGGAGAGCAAGCCGAGGATTGCGGAAAGGAGCAAGAATGGAAAGACTGACAGAAAGAAAAAGAAATTTTAATGGAACTGCTATAAGCAAAAAGTCAATGATAGACAGAGAAGGATATCCTACGGTAAGTGATTATGCATCAAAAGTACTTACAAAATTAGCAGATTATGAGGATGCCGAAGAGCAGGGATTGCTCTTGCGGTTGCCGTGTAAAGAAGTGTACACAAAATCAGGAGACATAGTATATCTTATTTATGATTATGAAGTGGTTGAGTGCACTCATTGCGGATTAGGTATAAATCCTGTTGACAGAAAAGCATATATTGCGCTTGCGACAGATGAAGATATTTTCCCGTACAGAAGACCTATTCCTAAATACGATTTAGACCCTACAGATTGGTGTACAAATACAATCGATGCAGAAGTAGGTGAAATTGGCAAAACAGTATTCTTCACAAAAGAGGAAGCCGAAGCCAAACTGGCAGAAATAGAAGGTGCGGAATGAAGAGAGAAGAAGCTGATTATATGCAAGATACGAGTAATAAACAAACAGAACGTATTAAAGTTAGCGAATTAGATATCATTGTGAATATGATAAGCGAAAAACCTTATTACGGAATCAAATACAAAGAAGTCGGAGAGGACTATTACCACATTGGATACAGTTCGTATAACCTTGATTTTGTATTGGAATGGAAAGATAAATGCTTTGAGGTTGTTAGTGAAAGAAAAAGCGTTGCTGGTTGGATTCCAGTAAGCGAGAGACTGCCGGAAGAATCATATGGATGTTTGGTAACTGTTATGGATTGTGAGCCGTCAACACAAACGGATTTTGAAAATATACTTCCGTATTTTGTCGGATATGACGGTCACGGATGGAACAATGCAGACGGAGAGAAAATTCCATTTGAAGTTATTGCGTGGATGCCACTGCCGGAACCGTACCGGGAAAGTGAGGGAGAATATGGCAAATAGGAACACACTGCATAGCAACAAATTGGATGCTTTTCGCAAATGGCTTATCAAAACCGGATGGACGATTGAAGAACCGAAAGGTATATGGGAAGTATTAAGAGCGAAAAAGGCAGGAAGACAGAATCCCTTGATTGTCTATCAAAAAATGAACAAAGAGCATTTAAGCGTGCTGGACAGAGATATTGATGTCATCAAGAGATTTTTGCAAGAAAAGTAGGTAGAAGATGGTGAAATGTAATAACTTCAAGAATTTAGGAACAAAGGATAACGGGTTTGATGCGTACTCATGGTGCGAGAAAATCAACGACTGTCCGCATGAGGACATAGAAAGAGATTGCGAGCACTACGCACCTATGACCAACGCAGACCGGATCAGGAGCATGACGGGCGAGGAACTGGCAATGGCGCTATTATGTGTCCTGCGGAATTTATTAAAAAGTGACAAGGTATGTAAGGATTGTACATTGTCATGGTTACAGAAAGAAAGCGAGGAATGAAGATGCAGGATAGATATTTATTCCGTGGAAAGCGGATTGATAACGGAGAGTGGGTTGTTGGAAATTGTATTGATGATGGTGTAACAGGGCAAGTATTTATTCATGCAGTTGGTAACTCGGTAAATGAGAGTGATAAGGTCGGAGAAGAAGGGTGTTTGCAGTTTGTGGCATTTGAGGTAGCACCATCCACCATCTGCCAGTGTACCGGACTTAAGGACAAGAACGGCAGGGTGATTTGGGAGAATGATATTGTAAATGGCAGTATTAAGCGTGGAGCGGCATTTTACAGATGTTTGGTTCTGTGGAATGAGTGCAAGGCAAGATTCGATGTGAGAGCTCTGTGCTGCAATTTCCAAATGACACTTGATGAGTGCACAGATGATATTTCTATGAGTGGTTTTGATTATGAGGTTCTCGGTAACAAGTTTGACAATCAGGAACTGTTGGAGGAGTAATATGGCGACATGCAAACGCAAGAATCGTAATTGTCGGTATGTGTATAATCAAAATTCTTACCAGTGCAAGAAATGTATTGAGGAAAATTTAAATCAATATCCGATTACCTGCGAAGATTGTCATTACGGTGGTTGGGGAATATGCAATAAAAGGGGTAAGAATCAGCGGAGAATGAGACCTTGTGAGGATTTTAAATGGAGTTAAGGAGGAGTGGATATGACGGAGAATGAAGCATGTAAAAGAATTAAGTATCGAATGCATACGGCGGGACAGGTATCCGCGGAATGTGGAATGAAAGATTTGGAAATGGCAATCAAGGCACTGGAAGAGGTGCAGCAGTACCGCCAGATCGGCACGGTGGAGGTATGCCGTGAAGCTGTGGAGAAGCAGACAGCGATTTCAAGAGAACTCATTGAAGGAAAATACTTCTGCCCAAAGTGTCATAACCTAATGCCTTATCCGGGATATTGTGGGTGCGGGCAGAAAGTGTATTGAGAGGAGGGCGAACGATGGGAAGACTGATTGATGCGGATCATTTGTTGTTTCTTCTCAACTCGGCGATAGAGTTGCGGAAGAAATTACGCAGAAATACATCAGATTTAGATATGATGGTTGATGCTGTTAATGATGAGCCGACCGCCTACGACCCGGACAAGGTTGTAGATCAGTTAAACGACAAGTTCAGAGTCGTGCGAACTGATGAAGACTTGGAATGGAACAGGGCAATGGATGAAGCAATTACAATCGTGAACGGAGGTGGAGTAGATGGCAATTAAACCGATTTTATTCAATACAGAAATGGTTCGGGCGATTCTGGATGGGCGGAAGACCTGCACCCGTCGTATATGCAAAGATGCAAATGAGTATACCGTGCCGGATATGGAATTTTACAATGCCGACAAGAGAACTTATGCAGTACATAACTTTGCTGATAAGGAGCATATGGAACAGTTAAGTACAGCGGAGAGAACCTGTCCTATCTGTCCGGGTGATATCCTGTATGTTCGAGAAACTGTATGGCAGAAAATAGGGTATTATTTGGATATTGACGGAGATACAAAACCGTCATGGTATAACGAGTTTAAGTACGTTGCATCGGACGAAAAGCCAGAAACGGGGTGGAATTATAGTTGGGCTAAGCGTCCATCAATCCACATGCCGAAAGAAGCGGCGCGGATCTGGCTTAAGGTTACGGATGTAAGAGTGGAGCGGTTACGGGAGATTACACCAAAGGACTCTGAAAATGAAGGCGTTGGAAATCTTTTCTACGAAGATATAGGGTACAGTGAAAAAAATTATGGAACAGAAGTAGATCCAGAGTATGGGATTGCAAAGGAGCAATTTGCTTGGCTGTGGGAATCAACCATCAAGAAATCCGACATTGACCGCTACGGTTGGGGCGCTAATCCGTGGGTGTGGGTTATCGAATTTGAACGGTGCGAGAAGCCGGAAGGAGTGTGATGCAGATGGAACGAGTTGATTGTACCAACATTGAAAATATCGAGGTTAAGTTTGATGAATATGAAGTACTTTATCAAAAAAATAACGACTTTAAGCGGTACGTTGACCGCTACTGTACCAAGCATCGTGTCAGCGTGGATGAAGCCTTACAGCACTATCTGGTGCAGATGGCGGGCAGGATGTACAAGGAGCAGGCAGAAACGATTGTAGGAAAGGAATAACGAATGCCCGGTAAACCGGGTTGGTGCGCAGTGAATAGGGGTGGCGTACCGAAAAATTACAACACCGTGGCTATAAGGCTTATTGATAAGCGTATGTAGAGCAAACGAATGGTGATCCACGATACAGCATTTGTAGCGTGGTGTTATGGCAGAAAAGCTAAAGGTATGTTGGATCAGCGCAGGAGTATCATCCTTTATGGCTGGATACCTTGCAGGAGATGTTGATAAGTGGATTTACATTGACATTGCCGATCAACATGAGGATAGCATGAGATTTATCAGAGATTGCGAAAAGGCAATCGGAAAAGAAATTGAGGTACTTAGATCTACGGAATATGGATGTGTGGAAGAATGTGTCCGAGCGTTCGGAGGATTCCGCAGCGCAGGCAACGGATTTGCCCCATGTACGAACTGGCTGAAAAAGCGTGTACGTAAGCAATGGGAGCAGGAACATAAGCAATACGACCTGACATATGTGTGGGGGTTCGACCTGCGAGAGCGCAACCGGGCAGAGCGGACGGTAGAATCTAATCCACAAGCTGAGCATGAATTTCCACTGATCGACCGGAATCTGTCAAAGGAAGAGGTTCACGGACTGTTTGAGCGGACGTTCGATTTCCCCCGACCGAAGATGTATGACCTGGGATATCCGAACAATAACTGCATCGGATGTTTCAAGGGTGGTATGGGATATTGGAACAGGATCCGCAAGGACTTCCCGGAAGTGTTTGAGAGCCGGGCACAGTTGGAACGACTGGTTGGGTACTCCATTCTGAAAGAGAGTGACGGGACGCCGTTATATCTTGACGAACTGGATCCCAACCGTGGAGACATGAACACAGAAATATTCCCGGATTGTGGAATCATGTGCTATTTAGCACAGAAATAAGAGAAAGGAGCCGTAATGGATTTTGGATATTACAACATGGATTGCATGGATGGGATGAAAGAGTTCCCGGATGGTTACTTTGACCTTGCGATTGTGGATCCACCGTATGGGATTGGAGAAAATGGGGATAAAAACCATACAAGAGGTAGACTGGCAAAAGTAAAGGATTACAAGAGTTTTAGCGGAATGGATATAAATCCACCAAACGAAAAATATTTCGATGAACTGTTTAGAGTGTCAAAAAATCAGATTATTTTTGGGGCAAATCATTTTATAAGCAAAATGCCGTTTGATAGTAGTTGTTGGATTGTTTGGGATAAAGATAATGGAAATACTGATTTTGCTGATTGTGAACTTGCATGGACTTCGTTCAGTACTGCAGTAAGGAAGATTAAATATAGGTGGAACGGAATGCTTCAGCAAAATATGAAACACAAAGAAAACCGTATTCATCCTACACAAAAACCGGTAGCACTATATGAATGGCTCCTAAACCGCTATGCAAAGCCCGGAGACATTATCCTTGACACACATGTAGGAAGTGCTAGTAGCTTGATAGCCTGCTACAGAACCAACCATCCATATGTTGGCTTTGAACTGGACAAGCATTATTATGATTTGTCCAAAAAGAGATTAGATGCAGAAATGGCACAAATGCGATTATCTGATTTTATGCCGGAGGTGATGCCATGATTAACGGAGAACTGATTGTTAACAACTTTGCTATATGCAGAGTAAGTGAAATCAGGAACTAAAAAATTTGAGTTTCTATTTTAGTTCCCACTCGATAACTCAAAAGCAAGTTAAAATTCCCCGGTAACACGGGGGAGAAATTGAACTACCGAGGAAAATTCGGTAGTTCGGCAAGTTAAAAGGTGGTGAAAATTATGGTTATAAATGCAAAATGTAATGATTGCAAGGAACCAACGAAATATGTGGTTGGCTTTTTCGATGGCAAGAATGGAATCCACGGTTGCCTTTATGGTTGCCACAACGAAGAATGTGAAATAAAGCAAATAATGGAAGCATCTGCATCGAAAGATATTCAGGAAATGGCAAGAATACAGTTAGCCAACGGTGACAAGGATATGTACGCAGGCTATATTGCAGCACTCAGAAGAGATGCGAAAGTGTCCATGTTTAAGATGGCACAGATTGCCGGATGCGATCCTGCGGAATACAGTGCGTACGAGCACGAGCGGAAAGAGTTCGATCCGAAAGTGTATCAAAGATGCAAAGAGTACCTGAATACGGTGAGAAATTAAGTATGTAACTTAGGATTTAGCGGAGAAATGACATGAGCTGCATTGGGTGTATCTGTGAGCACTGTGCTAATAGCGCAGAATGTTTTGACCATTGCCAGGGAGAGATGGATGAACCGTGCTTTAACTGCGATGATTGCATTCACTGGGATGGCAAGACAGGACGGGAGATGTGGAGGGACGAGTGCCTTAAGTACAAGATAACCGAGTACTGGGCAGATCGTCTCCGACGCAAAATGAAGATAGTTTAGGATTTAGTGGAGAAATAAAAATGACAAAAAGAAGATGTTTGAAAATACATCACCCTGAATCTGTGTGTATGGCAGAGCGATTTGTTTTGTTTCATAACACAAGATTTAGAATCGGATTAGCATATCATGAATATTGGTGTTGTGAATGTCGCAAACAAAGGAAAATATGGTTTATCTGTTAGTTATGAAAAATGAAAGAGAGACAAAATATGAAAAAAATACTGGATGCCTGTTGCGGTAGCAGGATGTTTTGGTTTGACCGCCAGAACCCGGATGTCATTTTTGCGGATAATCGGGAGATAGAAACAACCTTGTGTGACGGTAGATCTCTTTTGGTAAAACCGGATGTGCATATGGATTTCCGAGATATGCCGTACCCTGATAACAGTTTTAAGATCGTGGTATTTGATCCTCCGCATCTTATCCATGCCGGTACAGGGTCATGGCTCCGGCAGAAATACGGAGTGCTTCCGGCAGATTGGCCAACGTACCTGAAAACCGGATTTGATGAGTGTATGAGGGTGCTGGAGGCGGACGGACTGCTTGTTTTTAAATGGAATGAGGATCAGATCAAATTATCGGAAGTGCTAAAAGCATTTGGGAAGAAACCTTTGTTGGGAGATCAGAGAGGTAAGACAAGGTGGTTGCTCTTTATGAAGTAAACTGAAATAGAGGGTCAGCCGTTTGACCGTTCAAGATGACCTTATAAACTTCTGAGACGGTACCACGATATTTAGCCTTCTGCCGAAAAACGAAGGACGGTTTTGCTGTTTTTGCGATAAGAAAGCAGCATCTAAACAGAAAGAGGGATGAAATGTCACGACTTATAACATATCAGTCCGGTGGATTTACAAATTACGGAATCAGCTATCGAAAATATAGTACGGAAGAATTGGAGGAAAAAGCAATGCAGGAAGAAGTTAATACAAGGGTAAAGACCAAGGAGACCGAAGTTGATTACATCACCGAGATACATAAGGATATGGTAGAGAATGGTAAGCATTGGTATACCAACTCTTATGATTTTACGAACGGTGATAGGGTTAAAATCACTGTGGAAATACTTAAGTAAACTGAAATTTAGATAAGGAGAATGGCTTATGAAGTTATCAAAACTGACTAAGCCAGAACTTGAAGAAATCTTCCGGAACGCCAATTTCACGGAAGAGGAAGAAAAAGTGTTTTGGTTGCTTGCAGGAGGTAAGAGTTTAGAACAGATATCTGCAAAAACTTTTCTTCCGATAGCAACCGTAAACAGAAGAGTAAAAAGTATAAAAGACAAAATCGGAGGTGAAGAAGTTATGAATAAAACGGTTCCTGTATGGGAAAAAGTAACACTAACACTTGATGAAGCTGCCGAATACAGCAATATAGGAATAAATAAAATCAGAGAAATTTCCAACAATCCAAGATGTAATTTTGTAATTTTTGTAGGAAAAAAACGTTTAATAAAGCGCAAAGAATTTGAAAAGTTTATCTCTGATAATGTGGAATTGTAGACAATTAAAGCCTTATGTGATAAAATATCAGATTGCATAAGGCTTTTCTCATAATTGGAAAGGAGTGTAAAGTTTTGGGGAAAGACCTAAAAGGAAAGGAATTGGGACAAGGAATAAGTCAAAGAAAAGACGGATATTATGTGGGAAGATACACTTCAAAAAATGGAAAGCGTATTCAAAAATTATTTTTAAAGGTAAAAGATTGTCAAAAGTGGCTTGCAGATAACCAGTATTCAGATGCGCATAGCAATATTGACTTTCCACAAGACATAATTGTAAACGCATGGTACGAATACTGGATTTCTATAAAAGAGAAAACAGTAAGACAAAATACGGTAAGAAATTACAGAGAAAGATATATTAAAAACATTGCTCCTGTTATAGGACATAAGTTGCTGAAAGAAGTAAATACAATGCATTGTCAACAAATTATGAACAATATGTCAGATTACGGTTATAAGACCACTACAATATATCAAGCAAGGATAGCACTTTATAATATGCTTGATTATGCCTATCAAAATGACATAATTACTAAAAACCCATGTACTAAAATGGTAAAGTACGACATAGGAAAACCGTCGGAAAAGAAAGAAGCACTTACTATTGAAGAGCAAAAGAAATTCTGCCATGAAATAGTTGGTTGCCCTTATGAATATCAATATCTCTTTATATTACAAACAGGATTAAGAACAGGTGAAATGGTTGGGTTGGAATGGAAAGATATTGATTTTTGCAAAAAAACAATGACTATTTCTAAAACTATGGAGTACCGACATTCTACTAAAGAGTGGAGAAAAGGAGACCCGAAAAGTAAATCTGGGTATCGTACTATTCCATTGACAGATGAAGCAATTCGATTGTTGAAATTACAGAAGAAGAAAAATCAGTCATTACCTTTTATATCTTTGGAGTGGAAAGATGCCGTATTCGTTTGTAGAAAAGGTACGCCAGTTAAAAATAGCACATACGACACGATGCTTTTTAAAGTATGTGAAAAAGCAGGTATACGAAAAATTGCAATGCACATATTAAGACATACTTTTGCAACGAGATGTATTGAAGCAGGAATGATGCCAAAAACATTACAGACACTTTTGGGACACTCAAATATAGGCATAACAATGAATCTTTATGTGCACACGACAGACGACCAGAAGCAGAAAGAAATAAGTATGGTTGCAGATGCTTTGAAAGTAATTTGATCTAAAGTGGTACATAATTGGTACATAAATACAAATTTTAAAGAAAGAAATGCCGTAAAATCAAGGCATTTAAGAGGTGATGAAAAAATATGAAATTAGGTATCGTTATATTTTACCATATTTCACGTATTTTCTTATAATCTTACAAAACCTTACAAATGCAGTGTTTATCAGTGTTTTCGACATTTTATTCTTTAACGTAATTTAACATAATTCTTTATAATTTAATAAAAATTGGTACATAATTGGTACATAGAAAAGCCTTATGCAAATGATATTTTAACGAGAGGAAAATGATATTTTCACTCTCTTTTTTTATGCAAAAATTTAATCATAAGGAGGGATGACCTTATGGGAAAATTCAAATTTTCAGATGAAACACTGGAACATATATTCAGCAAAGAACGTACAAGGGAAGTGCCGATTAAGTATCAATCAATCATGGTTCATGTGATCGAGGAAGTTTTAGGAGAAACGGGTAATGCTTATGAATTTCAGTCCGTTGGGACTTATGAACAAGCCGACATATCAGACACTTGATGAAGTTGAAATTGCGAAACAGATAGAATCAATGGAAGAAAGGGAGAATAGCCATGCCGCAGCCGATTATGAATCCGAACTATTTCAATCCGCAGTATAGAACACCTATGTACGGACAGTTTATGCCACAACAGGAGCAATTCCAACCACAGCAATTTATGCAACAGCCACAGCAAAACACAGTACAGATGTACGGTCGTATTGTACCGGCGCAAGAGTGCATAGCACCGAATGAGGTTCCTATGGATGGAAACACAGCATTTTTCCCAAAACAGGACCTGTCGGAGATCTATGCTAAATCCTGGGGAGCAGATGGAAAAATCTATACAAGGCTTTACAAGCCTGTTTTAGATGCAGACCCTAACAATTTACCGCCAGACACAGAAAAGGCGAAATTTGACCTATCAGACGAAGCCACAGCGGTATTTATGAAGCGTTTCGATGAACTGGAACAAAAGATTGAACAGTTGAAAACTTCGCAAACGCAAAGGAAAACTCCACAATCGCAAAGAAAGGATGATGCAGATGCTTAAGTCAATGGGGAATCCGCAACAGTTTATACAAAATATGATGGGGAACAGCCAGATCATGTCTAACGACATGGTAAAAAACGCTTATGGGATGGCTCAAAAAGGTGATTTCCAAGGAGTAGAAAATCTTGCGAGAAACATCTGCAAAACGAAAGGTATAAATCCTGATGATGTAATAAGACAGATAAAAAGTCAGTTTCCTTTTTAACAGCATATTAGAGGTTTGTGCACAAAACCCGGGAGACCTCTTTATGAATAAAATTATGGAGGTAATCTAATATGTTTGAAACAAACAACAGTCCTTTTACCATGCCTGTTATTCCGGCTGCCGGAAATGGCTACGGAAATAATGGTGCATTTGGTGACGGTGGATGGCTCTGGTTCATAGTCGTAATTTTTGCGATTTTTGGAGGTTGGGGCGGTAATGGATGGGGCGGTAATGGCTCTAATTCCAGTTACTATACCGATTCTGCACTGCAAAGAGGGTTCGACACCCAGTCTATCATCGGTAAACTGGACGGAATCAACAACGGTCTGTGTGACGGATTCTACGCTGTAAACAATGGTATGCTTACCGGATTTAATGGCGTAAATACCAACATTTTACAGACTGGCTATGGCATCCAACAGGCTATCAATGCAGACACCGTAGCAGGAATGCAGAATGCTAACGCTTTACAGGCACAGTTAGCACAGTGCTGCTGCGATACCCGTGAAGCTATCCAGGGTGTAAACTACAATATGGCAACGAATACTTGCGCATTGCAGAACACCATGAATAACAACACTCGTGATATTATCGACAGCCAGAACGCCGGTACAAGAGCAATCCTTGACTACTTATGTCAGGATAAGATCGCTACTCTGCAGGCAGAGAACAACGATCTGCGCAGAGCCGCTTCTCAGGATCGTCAGAATGCTCTTCTGACTACTGCCATGAGTGCACAGACACAGCAGATCATCAACGCTGTGAATCCTGCGCCCATCCCGGCATACCAGGTTCCCAACCCTAATGTATATTACGGATGCGGATGTGGTTGCAACACTGGTTGCGGATGCTAAAACTGCATATCGAGTAACTTAACCTTAAGGTTATGTCTGCTATGCAGAATTACTGACAACATGGGGCAGACTATATGGTTTGCCCCTTTGATTTTGAAAGAGAGGTTTTATTATGGCTGAATATACAGCAGTAGCATTACAGACTGTGGCAGCAGGAGCAGACGTTGCTTTTACCGAAACTGCCGTAAATGGAAGTAACTGTATCAATCATAGAGAGGGATCCGGAATTGTGAAGTTAAGAGGTATCACTAATCAGTGTCGTGCAAGATTCCTTGTAAGTTATTCCGGCAACATTCAGATTCCCACTGGTGGAACTGTTGAGGAAATTTCCCTTGCACTGGCGGTAGACGGGGAACCTTTACAGTCCACAAGAATGATTGTAACTCCGGCAGCTGCAGAGAATTTACAGAATGTTAGTTCACAAGCATATATTGACGTTCCAAGATGCTGTTGTTCAACAGTTTCGGTAATGAATACATCAAGTCAGGCAGTAGAGGTTCAGAACTCTAATTTAATCGTTATTAGGCAGGCTTGACAAGTATTCTTTAATAAGTCTTTCCAGTATTGCTGATACAGGAAGGTGTTCTTTGATTGCTTGAATTTTAATCTTTTTCAGTAATTCGCTTTCCATTGTTGTTGTGAATTTGATTTTTGACATTTTAAAACCTCCTTTTTAAGTGTATTCTACCATAAATACGTATTGACGTAAAGTTATAAAATTGATATAATATACGTAAAATGGTATATACGTATAAAGGAGATTGGGAAATGGCTTTTAAGAAAGGAAATACACCATATAATTTTGATGATTTGACAGGAAAAATATTTAACCGCCTGACAGTTGTTGAAAGAGTATATAAGGCGAACTCCAAAAAGACATATTGGAAATGTAAGTGTTCTTGTGGAAAAGAAACAATTGTTGAAAGCTCAAAAATCAAAGGTGGATACACCAAGAGTTGCGGATGCCTTAATGAAGAAAACAGAAAGCACCATGTAGAAGAATTAACTACACACAAGATGAGCGGTACTAAATTATTTAAAATTTGGTGCTCTATGAGAAAAAGATGCGAAAACGAAAAAGAAACGGCATATATGTGGTATGGTGGCAGAGGCATTAAGGTCTGTTCGGAATGGAAAGGTGAAAATGGATTTCAAAATTTTTATAACTGGTCTGTAAAGAATGGTTATAAAAATGGATTGTCCATAGATAGAATAGATTTTAACGGAAACTATGAACCATCAAATTGCCGTTGGATTACACAAAAAGAGCAATGTAACAATACAAGAAGAAACATTTACATTGATTACAATGGAGAGCGAAAAACATTAAGTGAGTTATGTGAAATCCACAATTTGAAATATGGAATTATGTACCATAGGGTTTGCAACTTAGAGCTTCCTTTTGAAATTGCTATGAATTTAAGTGGATTTTGCAAAACGTATTACAACGGGAAAGAAGTAGATTTGAGACTAATATCAAGAGATAAAAAGATCGATTATAAAATTTTATTAAAAGAAATATTGGTAAACAAAAAAGATATAGAACAAGTTATATCAGAATATGGAGGTAAATAAATTGGATGTTAAGAGAATGCATGAAATGATTGAAAAACTTTCTGAATGCGCTAAAACGCAGTTTGACAAGGGTATCGACAAAGTAGACACTTGCGAAATGGGAAAGGTCATCGACATGATGAAAGACTTGTCGGAAGCTATGTACTACCGGGAGCTGACAAAAACCATGCAGGAATATGATTCGGACGAAAGCATGGAAATGTTTGAACGTTACGTTGACGGTGGTAAACGTTTTTATGACCATTACCGCTATGCTGACGGCAGATTTGCACCTAAAGGTCGTGGAACCTACCGCAGAGGTTATGAAGAGCCACCCTATTACCATATGACCCCGGAAATGTATCACCGTGACATGGACAGAGACATGGGGCGTATGTACTACACTGAAACTTCTTCATCCGGTATGCGTGATGCAAGAGAGGGAAGAAGTGGAATGAGCCGCAGAACCTACATGGAAAATAAGGAACTGCATAAGGCGAATACACAGCAGGACAAAGAAGCAAAAGTCCGTGACCTGAACACCTACATGACCGAACTTGCAAACGACATGACGGAGATCATCAACGATGCAACACCGGAAGAAAAGACGGTACTGCGAAACAAACTGTCTGCACTGGTAACAAAAATCGGTTAAAACACTTAAGGGGCTTATTTAGCCCCTTTTATGTTGGAGGTGGTAAGTTGTTCACGATAAATGGAATGGACTGGAATTTAAGGCTCGTAGGCAGTCACAGTCCTATGTTGATGCGTTCTGACGGTACATATACGTTTGGCATGACAGACAGGAACACAAGAGATATTTACATATCAAATATGATTCATGGCAATTTCTATGATCGTGTGCTGTGCCATGAATTGTGCCATGCGTTCTGCCTGTCCTACAATTTGACTATGGATATTCAGACAGAAGAGATTGTTGCTGACTTTTTGGCTACCTACGGAAGAGAAGTGTTTGCTGTAGCTGATGAAATTATAAAAAATTACATGAGAATGCTTGCGTAAATTTTTCTTGAATGATACAATGTAGGTGTTCAGGTTATAATTTAAACCAGCTGAACAGTAGCAATACTTTTCAGTAAAAGCGCATCAGGCATTTATTTTAAAAAGAAGAGTGTCCTTGTCGTGGAGGACATTCTTTTTTTGTTTGTTTAAAAATAAGAGCACCCTTGCGGATGCCCTTAAAATCCTATATTCTATTGTAATTTGATAACTTCTTTGTTGCCCGTCCAGAAACTTGTTTCGTATTCCAGTTCAATACTCTGCGCATCCTGCGGAACTACAAATGCAATCTTGTAAGATGTTTTTCTGCCGCTTGAAATATTCGCATTCAACGAAGAGTTATCCACAACACTGTAATTCTGTTCACAATCTGTATCGTCTGCGTAACACTGGAAATCGTAGATGCTTACATACTTATCATCTTTACTGTTGTTCTGATAGGAAACATCAATCATAATGTATTTTGTTCCATCAGCAGGAGCGTTCCAACCGTATTCATCCTCATAATCAGTGTAGTCAAGGTCAAAATCATTAATAGTGACTTGCAAGCCGTCCGCATCGAATGTGTAACCGGGAGAAATAACAGTACCACTGGGTGCTTCTACCTCTTCAACCTTTGATTCCGGTGTACTTTCTGATACTGCGGTAGAACTTTCTTGTATTGCAGAAACAGATGCCTGTGTGCCGGTAGATTCCTTGTTACTATCGGATACACTATTTACAAACAATGCCATAATGGCAAAAATAATAATTCCGATAATAGAGCAAGTCAGTCCTGCGATAGCAGTGCCGTGTTTCTTGTCTTTCTGACATAGTGCAATGATAGCAAGAACAGCACCTATAATTCCCGGCACAATTCCGAAAGCTATACAAGCTGTCAAAATACTGATGATTCCTAAAATCATCGAAGCAATTCCTAAACCACTTTGTTTCATAGAGTAATTACCCCTTTCATTTTGAATTTTATAAAATTTTAACACATTTGTGATATTCTGTCGATAAATAGATGCGAAGTATTGAAAAAATTTTAATGTGTTTCTTTTGATACCCCCGTAGGTCTGCATTTTCAACCGAAAATCTCGTTTTCATAGGTTTTTGAAAGAAAAATTTTTCGTCAAAATATAATGCAAAAATTTTTAATCCCCCCCTGGGTAGCACTTTTCAAGCTGAAAAATCCGTTTTCAGAGTTTTTTCGCAGATTTTTTCAGACCGATTCAAGGCGTGGAACATCTGCACACTTCTGCAATGCGAGTCCTGGACCTGTCACCGTGTCGCAGCTTTCGCAAGGTCTCCGACTGCAGAAAGCATGGAATCATACGCAGACCGCAACAGCTCCGCAGATTCCGCAGACAGACCACCGGCGGCACTCTCAACCTTTATGACGGTTTCCAGCCGTTCCCCGGCATCCGCTACGCTTTCCATAATGTCATACACATGACCGATTCCCAATTTTCGCATTTTGTATAATCCCCTTGTAATATTTGATTGTACACCAAAACAGCGCAAGCCGTCAATATATCCGGGCGCAGGTTCTGACCGGATCCGGTGGAATAGTAACACAAATAGACCGCCAGACGGCAGCAGATCCAACGGAACACGACAAAAAGACGGTTGCAAGCCGTCTTTTATCTGTTTTCCAGTTCAAAAATTGCCCATCGCAAAACTGCGGCTGTCTCCGTGTCTTTCTCTCGCTCCGCACACTCTAACAGCTTGTATAGTCTTTCAATGTTCTTTTCTTCCATCCTATGGTAACCTCCTTTTTTTTATTTTTGGGTAAATTTCACCCATAAAACCGCCGCCGGTAGTGATCCGGCGGGCATCCTCTGCGGCGGCTGTCAAGGTTCAAAATCTATGATTCCTAAATAAAATTGATCTTTAAAGTTATTAAAAAAATGATCTTTTAAATCTGATAATGTTTTTTCTCCATTTTTTAACGCTTCAAAATCATTCAACACCATTTCATCAGTATAATTTGCATATTTATTATAATTAATTGATATTCTAAATTTTTCTCCGGATTTTACCCAACCAAAACGACCGGAATTTTTAGCAACTGGATATACACCTATTACATAACCGTATAAATCATTATAATCTTTTGTGTTTTTGTCGTGCCAATCCTCTAGTTGTATTTCTGTGCCGTCAGGCATTGCCGAAATTTCTATAATTTTCATTTTCTTGTTCCTCCACATTTTCAATTTTTCCCGTTTCCGGGTAAAAGCAAGCCGGGACACGATCCCCGGTGTAAGCCTGTCTTACTTGCTTAATTACGCTATTTTTTCAACTTTTCGTCTTTTCTTTTCGTTTTCTTCCCTTGTTATACTGGAATCATCAAAAACAACATTGTAACCGCTATTTTTTAATGATTTTGCCATCTTGTAAGGGTTAATTTTTGGAAAGCTACAAACGTATTCTATAACGTTCATTCTTATATGCCCGTTATTGTTCCCGAGTTTTTCAAGGTCTTTTTTGTACAGATTAAACATTCTTTTTTCTTTTTCCTGTGCTGTTTCTTTTTTCATACTATTAACCGTCCTTTCATCGTGTGCCCTGTCTCATCGGTGCAGGTGGGGCAGTTCCCGCAGACCGCCACGCGGCGGTTTCGACTAAATATTTTTGGCTATCTCTTCTAGCAATTCCGTTTTGGTTTTCAAGTCTTTTGTATTTTTTAACAATTCTTTTATTTGCTCCGGAAGATTTAACAATCTTGCATGACCGATTTTATCAATCGCAACTTGGTATCTTTTTTCTAATGCTGTCATCATATTTCATCATAACCTTTCTATATGTGTTGGTCTGCCATCGTCAGAGCCGCGGCGACCGGTCCGCAGCTGACGCTCCAGATCGGAGCGTTTCGGCTAATATTTACAAGGCTTTTCGTAGCGGATAACCGCCACAGTTTCGCCTGTACTTTTAAGGGTTCCCCAGCCGTTCCACATCGGACCATTAAGCCCTAAAAGCTTAGGCTGGTTGTAAAGCTCCGGGCGTTGGCTTTCTGCAAGCCTGCCGTTGTTGTATCCATATGTAAGGCTTTGCATCTGCTCCGCCGTCTTAATTTCTGCCGGCAAATCGTATACACACCTTTTCCCATCTGCTAAATTCCCAATTATTAACATTTTTTTCTCCTCCTTATCTTTCCGTGACAATTTACAGTACTCTTCACATTCCGCTTGCTTGGGGCACATGGAGCAATCATTTTCGTAAATGCCGCAAACCTTTGTTAATTCCTTTTCCAGCTCTTCAATTCGGTTCATATTGCTTTTACCTTTTCACCGTGTTATACTAACGGTGCCTTTCTTTTTGGGTGCCGGTGTTCGCTTGGTAGGTGGTCACCGGCTTTTGTTTTCTGTTGTTAATGCTATTATATATTGAGTAATTGCATAAGTCAATATAAATTGAGTAATATTTTACAAAATAGCATATTGCACAATTAAACAATAAATATATTGAGTAATTTATACAAAAAGAATGTTGTATATTGATAAATTAAATTGAGTATACTATAATAAGTAAAAAGGAGGTACACAAAATGGAATTATTGGAAGCAAAAAGAAAATTAGAACAGCGTTATAATAAGCAAAACGAGTACAACAAATCTAAATATGATCGGGTATCTGTCATGCTACCAAATGGATATAGGGACCAGGTGAGAGCAGCAGCAGAAAAGGACGGCTTAAGCCTAAACGCTTATATATTAGAGGCAATAAAAGCAAAAATGAAAAATATTGAGTAATTTATAAAAATGTATTGACATAATAAATTGAGTAATGTATAATACAATTACAAACGAACGAAAGGAGCGAACGACATGAAAGGAACGCCGGAGCAGATCACAGCAAAGAAAGCCGCCCGGATCCGTTCAAACGTCCGGCAGTTCTTCCGGTACTATCGGGAGCAACTGGAAAACGTGGAATCCGAACGGCTGAAAGAATTTAACCTGGCAGAACTCCAGGCACTGGAGACGGTGCAAGCGGAAACGCTCCAAGCACTGGAGAACATGACAGACCCGGAGTTATTAGCCAGCAAGACCGCATACGGTGACAGGGTGTTAATTGACCGGATCACAGCGAGAGCGGAACGGATCAGAAGAACAGAAAGAGCAACAGCATAAACAAGAATTAAGCAGGTGTAACAGCCTGCTTTTCTTGATCTATTTTCACTGCGATATTTTAACGTGCTAAATTTTGTAGACAAATTGTAGACATTTTGTAGACGCAGATTAAATAAAAGAAGATTAGATAAAATAAAGGTTAGATAAAATAAAAGTAAATAAGAGCAGAAAGACATTGTATAACCAAGTATATATAAATACTAGAGCAGACCAACTGCTACTATGTGCCCATCTGCAAAAATTACCTGTCTGTCTGTTAAAAAATCCTATTTGCCAAATTTACACGGATGATATTTTTTAATCGCATGATTTTTATATGCTCAGGATCACCGGCAGACATACCACCACAACAAATTGTCAAACACGTAAAAGGTTGTTGTAGATTTATAAATAACACTTATGGTATGATAAAAGCAGTTAGGGAGCCGACGCTAACACGGTGCGAGTGACAGCGGTGCAAATTCAACCCCCCTCTGGAGATGCAGCCGCCCAGATTGTAACCAAGACCACCGGAGCCGGCAGACCGGAACCGACAAGAAGTCACTAGCTTGTCACTTTTTTAGATTTATGTTTTTACCTGATCTGTGGAGGAGATCAAAAGACATAGGTTTATTGAGTGATGCTTGTGATTTTTTTATTGCAGATTTCAGGAGGTGCAGAGCATGGAAAAAGTCGAAAATACAGAAACATCCCAGGTATACGAAAATGACATGGAATTATACCTTTCCCAGTTCTGCAAGGATCAGAAAATAGAGGATATCAGACAAGAGTCTCAAAGCGTTTGGAATGCTGCTCTTATGTATATCAAACGCCATGCATTTAATGAGCCGGATTGTCTCAAATCTAAAGAGATGCATAATATAGACGGGTTTATGGGTGGTTATAGTAATTATAACGCTTATGACTATAAGTTAATTAATCGTATATGTGACTATTATATATATATGTGCATGATGTATGACAAAGAGGTATCAGCTATAGGATTTAGTTTATTAACAGGTATAGACAGATATACGATAGCTACTTGGAGAGATGAGGGAACTAAATCAAGTCCATTAAGTTCTGACATCGGCAAAAAGATATCGGATTTCCGTGAAGAATCTTTAAGCGCAAAACTTGCCACAGCAAAGCGAAACCCTGTCGGGATCCTGGCAATCCTGAATCGTCACTACGGATGGAACCTTCCTGGAGTATCGAGAGAGCAGCAGAACCACAAGCAAGCCTTAACCGCTTCGGATTTGCCACAGTTAGTCAGCATAAATGGACAAAATACATCAATGTTGACCGATTCCGGAGCGTATGACAGTGACAATACAGATGCAAATGAGTAGCAACAAGTGCGGAAACGTGCGGAAATAGGGGATAGTTAAGGACGTGTCAATAAAGACTGCGTGAAAGACAAGTTTAACGCATAGTTGAAAAGAAACATAGCACACAGGGGGAGGGGGTCTGGCAGGACCAGCGAACAGCCCCTACTTAGTCCCTCAAATTTCCTCAAAAATAAAAAGGGTGTATAGGAGAAAAAACAATGACTGGAAGAGAATATCAGAAATTAGCAATGAGAACAAATGATGGCAATGCAACAGACAGACTTTGCAAAGTGATTAGCGAGCATACATACTCTGATTTTGAAAAGAGAAAAGTAATAGATTCAAAAAACGATGTATCAATTGGTGGCATATTAAATGCTTGCTTGGGATTATCTGGCGAGGTTGGCGAGTTCAACGACATGATTAAAAAGTGGATTTTCCATGAGAAGCCGCTAGATATTGACCATGCGAAGAAAGAAGCAGGAGATATTTGCTGGTATCTGGCAATGCTTTGTGAATCGTTTGGATGGAGTATTGATGAAATTATGCAGATGAATGTAGATAAGCTTAAGGCACGTTACCCGGAAGGCTTTGACATTGATCGGGCAAACAATAGGGAAGAGGGTGATGTGTAATGATTTTCATTTACATAGTTTTAGCATGGATACTGTTTCAATTACATGCTCCTGCATGGGTATATATCCTGTTCATCATCGGAGTATTTTTAAGAGCGGTAGTCACTGGTAGAGATTAAGTGTATGCAGATATTTGGGAAAGAGATAAAAGACGAATGTTCAAAATGCGGTGAAGTCCTGCAATGTGAGTTGTTTCTGCAAGGTCACGGAATCAAGAGAGACCGTGAGAACGTTACGGAAATGGTTAGCTGTCAGATGGAGCACCAAAAGAGCAGACTTGATAAAGAGCCTAAAGAAGATTTACCAGTTAAGGAGAAATGTGAATTGCCACCGGAGATTAAAGAAATCTACACAGAGGTTTGGAAAATCCATAAAGAGTGTGCTAATCCGAAAACGGATGAAGACTGGGAATATCTTATCCGTCAAGGCAATCTGCTGATTAAAATGCATAACAATAGCCAGTTTGCTAAAGCACTGGTAATGGCAATGATCGATGAAATTGAAGGAAGGACGAAGAAAAAATGCTTGGATTCATGATTTTAAAAATAATGACAACGTTGGTATTGACAGTTTTAGCAATATCTGCTTTATGGTATGCTCCAAAACAGAAAACAGCATCAGACGGAGTTATTTTATTTGCGTTCGCAATGTTCCTTGCATTTGGAATAACTTTTATGTGGGTATAATTTATGTGGTTACCGGAGATTATGCGAATTATCCCATATCACAATGTTGAATGGGTTAAATTCATAAAGCCATTGTTATTGCCGAATATCCGGTGTTGTGTTGGCATTGGATATGTGGCAGAGAAATCAAGGCATCAAGAGTGTATGTAGCCTGTGTGTGGGAAACGAAAAATGGAAATATGCGTTCGACAACACCAAGTTTTTCAAAGTACCGTACACAGGCGAGACAATTTTTTAGATAAAGATAGGGTGTTTCACGGAAATAATCCGGGAGCAGATGGTCTCTCTCCCGGAGTTTAGGACTATCGCCAAGCGGTAAGGCACAGCACTTTGACTGCTGCATTCCCAGGTTCGAATCCTGGTAGTCCTGTTTCGCAGATGTTTTCTTCTTTTGGTCTTTGCCATCTGCGAATATTCCACCTACATGGAATACTCCTTTCACCTCATAGCGGAATGCTGTTAAGAGCCGTCGCAAGGCTCGTGAGGGTTTTCCACGTAACCGCTTGAAGCCTTGCAACTATATAGCGGAGAAAACTTTATCTGCGGTGATAAGACGATACCGTGATTGCAATAATCGGTAGGTGGCAGATATGTGTGCCAGAAGTTTAGTCGTGGTTATACGGCACAGGTTTTGGGGAAATATGCATAGTGGCGATTGCAGCGGTCTGTAAAACCGTGACATTAGAAACACCGAAGGTTCGACTCCTTCTTTCCCCACGGGGTTGGGTCGCTCCCAACTCAACACGTAGGTGACTGGCGGATGCCCTACATTAAAAAAATAGCCATAAGTGTTGCGCTGCGTCAGCTCCTTAAATGTAGGCATACAGCTTATGGAAACGCACATTGTGACGTAGCGCAAATGGAGAGAGCAACAGCCTTCTAAACTGTGTGGTATGGGTTCGAGTCCCTTCGTCACAATGGGTGTTGTTGCAAGTACACTCCGAGTATGCTCATTACAGAAGCATAGGGGATAAATACACCGGTTAATGTTTATCTCATGGGAACTTGATAGAGCCGCTTGCGGCTGACTAAAAGATCCTTGGGTGGTGATAACCAAGTAAAAAACCACCGATACGCAGATATGGTGTAATGGTAACACAGTAGCTTGCTAAGCTATCCAGCAGAAATGCTGTCAAGGTTCGAGTCCTTGTATCTGCGCTAAACTTACGACAATCAACCTGGGAAAAGGTTTGCCGTAAGCGGTATAGAAAGTCCGCATGAGATTGTACAAAGTAGTGGCAAAAGCAATTTCGGATATAGCAGTTCCACTACACTGCTATATTCGCCGTATGTCCGGGTGGTGAGGGAGCGGTATTGAAAACCGTTGGCTGTAAAAGGCTTGCAGGTTCAAATCCTGTGTACGGCGTTTATCCTTATCTCCACTTAGTCTGGTACTACTGCAATAGTTCAGGTCGATGGGAAATATATGGATAGTAGTTGTATTATCGGGAACAGAAAACTCTTTGCAAAGTAGAATTTGCAGATTTGAAATGCATTGGCATGGTTTGGTCTGACGGAGTTCGACTCTCCGTGCAACTATTCCCTAGCTAAAACGTAAGCCACATATGTTTAGCGAAAACCAAGCCTATGAAGTAGAGAACAGACAAGACTGTGAGATTGTGGATAGTCAGTGACAAGTAGGCGGTGCACATTTGGTTATGGCAAGCGCAAACCATAAAAGGTTTTACGGTGCGATTCCCATGTATAGTTTCAGTGGTAGAACAGCATCCGCATAGGATGTGTGTCGGCGGTTCGATTCCGTCTGCATGGGTTACGGAGGATATGAGGATGAATGATTTCTTAAAGTTTTTTGATGAAAAGACACAAGATTTTCCGATGCATCTTGAAATAACATATAGCAAGATATGTGACTGGGGAATCTATATTTACAAACGAGGATGCGCAAACGACTATCCTGAGTGTAGAAGAGATGGTGATGATGCGATTCTCGTACATGAAAATGATACGGACATGGAATTATGCTTCGCAAAAGCACACGTTGCATTGAAAGAATGGCTTATTGAGAATAATGACGGATATTGAGTGAGGATTAGTAAATATGCCTTTGAATTGCGAAAACTGCGAAAACACTCATTTTTGCTTAACTTTATCTTGGAAAGAAGACATAGATGCAAGAGTGATAGATGTATACCATAAAATCAGTTACGGCAAAGAATATTGTTCAAAGATAGAAGGTTCAAAATGGAACGAGATATTAAAATTGCGAGAATCAGGACTGAAAGATTCTGAAATCATAGAAAAAATCAGCAAGGAGAAAATAGCGGAAATGGTTCGATACGTAAAAGAAAAAGGGATTGAGTTGCCGGAAACCATAAAAGAGCAGTGCCGTAAAGAAGGATACGAGGTGTGATATGAAACATTTATCTGAATGGCATACGTGTGACAGATGCGGTGTTGAAATTGAATATAATTACAGCACAATTATAAATACTAAAACACAGAAAACTTCATACAGTCTTGGTATTTGTGGCGTATTATTGAATAGTAAAACTTCAACAGAAGAGAAAAATTATGACTTATGCCCTAAATGCCGGAAAGAGTTTGAGGAGTGGATGAAGAATGAATAAAATTTTATCAGATTATCAACCGCAAACAGAAGCATTACGAAATTTTGGTATAGATGTTTCCAAAGAAGCGGTAGATAAGTACGCTTTGGAAAATTTTGGAAGGATACCGCAAAGTTTTATTGAAAGAGATTTTGCAAGGAACTGTAAAGTGATGGAAGAAAGCAGAAGGATTGTGAAATAAAATGAAAGACACGATATTATACATCAGTGATAGAGAAGAAAGAGTAGTAGATTTCTTAAAATATCTTCAAAAGAAACTGGAAGATAATAAAAAGTGGTGCGATTTAGATTATCAGCACGATATTTTAAAAACTGAAAATTATGATATTGTTGGAAAATCATTTTATGGAAGTCGTTTAGGTGTTGGATATGGGAATTGTTTATATTACTGCATCGATGAAACAATTGATAAAAACAGAATGACGGATAAAGATAATCAACAACTAATGGAAATACTGTTTCATGTTAGAGAAGGAGCAAAAGAAGTATCCGAACAGGAAATATTATATATGCTTGATATGAAAGTAGGTGGATGAAAAAATGAGTATGACGGCAGTAATTGAGAGCATAGAACGTGATGCGTTTCGACAGGTCACACCTAAAAACATCGGTAATATTGAAAATGTAAAAATTGAATGTACAACACTGGGAGAAGACCCGATTGTAGTGGCAGATACAAAGGAAGACGAGGAAGCTTTGAAAAAATGTTTTTATGTAAAACTGTCCGAACATCGTTGTAGCAAATGCAACCGCCTGTTAGGTAAATTCAACGGACAGGCTGAAATCAAATGTCCAAAGTGTGGGAAAATCAATATAATCGGTGTAAATTTACCAAAGGATAAGGTTTTTGATTTTTTAGAAACAGAAAAGCGAATTTCACAGGAAAGGATAAACGAATACGCAGAATGTTTTGATGGTGTTCCTGTTAATGACCATACAAGAAAGGAACTACTAAAAAGTCATATAAGATTTTGTGACAGAATATTAAAACTTTTGAATTAAATATTTCAGAGCACCAGCCGTAGAGTGCCTACGCAGAGAGCCAAATTTCCAAAATTTTAGGGAAGGAGGCTCTTTTATATTGGCAAGTCAGAGCCTTATATCGGCAGTAAACAGCTATGACAATTACATACAGCGCAAGGGAATTGATGAACAGGTCATTGATGCGTACATAGATGCTTTGGCGGTTTCATTCCGGTCAGAACATGATGTTCAATACGGATTGCAACAATCTGCAAAAGCAAAATCTTACATTGCACAATATGTCAAGGACAAGACTGGTGGAAGAGTTGCTGATTTGGAAGTATACGCAGGAGGTAATGACACATCATACAAGGTTTTAGAACAATTCTACAATGTTTTAATGTACGAAGCAGCTTATCTGGTTGACAGCTTTTTCTATTACATCGAAATTGACGAAAAAGACCCGTGGAAGAGGTTCTATTTTCCTAGAAGACAGGTTCTAAAGCCAGTAGTAGGAGCATATCAAGAGATTTACGATGGAAAACTGGATTTTCTGTCAGTTTCACAACCAAAACGTACTGGTAAGACCACTGGTGGGCTGAAACTGGCACAGATGATGGGCGGAAGAGACCCAGACGGAAGTATTTTCGGTGTTGGAAAAGGTGAAGGACTGGTAAAGAGGTTTTACGGTGGCCTTTTGCAAGGATTTGAAACTGAAAGTACCTATCAGCGGTTTTTAAGTGTTTTTCCGGAAGCTACAAAAATAAGCAAAGATGGATACAAGAGTGCAGAGAATCTGTCCATAGACCTTAAAAGTAAGAATATCTTTCCAACATTTACTTGCCGACCTATTGATGGCGCAATCGTAGGTTGTACCGAAGCAAACGTGCTTGTCTATATTGATGACTGCGTAAAAAATCACGAGGAAGCAAGAAACCGTGATAGATTAGAGTTCCTGTGTGAAAAGGTCACAGATGACGTTTTAGGGCGTAGATTAGAGGGTACACCCATTATTATCCAAGGAACAAAATACAGCCTGTATGACCCTATTACAGCGTTACAGAACAAGGCTGATGAATTGGGGTGGAGATGGAGAGAAGTTGCAATTCCGGCACTTGATCCTGTTACAGATGAAAGTAACTGGGAAATTTACCGAAAGGACAAAAAAGGTCTTAGAAAAATATTCACTACGGACTATTACCGGAAAGAAAGAAAACTTGTTTCCGAAGAAACCTGGGCTGCAGAGTTCCAACAAGAGCCATACGAAGCAAAGGGAAGAATGTTCTCTGAAAGTGAGTTGAATTATTTTGAGGAACTTCCAGTTGACAGAGAGCCGGATGCAATCATGGCGGCTTGCGATAGTGCCGACAAGGGAGAAGATAGCTGCGCTATGCCAGTCGGATATGTGTACGGTAACGAGGTATATATCGTTGATGTAGTATTTGATAATGCAGGAACACAGTTCACAAAGCCTGAATGCGCAAATATGCTTATTAAGCACAATGTTAAAACAGTCACTTTTGAGAGCAACAGTGCCGGGGAATATTTTGGTCGTGATGTTATGGACATTGTAAAGTCACAGGGAGGAAGATGTAGCGCAAGGTTTAAGTTTAACTGTTCCAACAAAATTACGAGAATGGAAAATGCAAGGGATAATGTAATTCGTGATTACTATTTCCGTGATTTCAAGAAAATGGACAGGCAGAGCCAGTACTACAAATTCATGAAGGAATTAACTACTATGACACGTAGCGGAAAAGTAAAACACGATGATGCGCCGGATAGCATTGCACTGTTTGAAAATGAGATGCGTAGCGGATACATAAAGCCAACAGTAATTTTGTCAAGCCCTATATAGGAGGTAAATCAAATTGTGACCAAAGATTGTTTATTTTGTGGGAAAAACGTTGAAAAGAAAAAATATGTCTGCGAAGAATGCGAAAATAAAATAAAAAAGTTAAAGCAAATCACAAGGATTGATGATGCTGCTTTAAAAATGAAAAAAGCACATAAAAAGTATTTGCATAATGAGTATGATTATGAAAAAGAGAAAGAAATAATTGCAGAAAAAATTATCAGCAGAGGATTTTCTTTTAATAGTAAAGATGAGGTTTGCTTTGCACTACAACTTGAAAAAGAAAATATAGAATATATACCAAACTACAAAATAGAAAACTATCAAGTTGACTTTTTCTTGCCTAAAATCAAGAAGATTGTAGAAATAGATGGTGAATTATACCACACAGATGAAAGCAAAGATTATTTTAGAGAAAGAGCAATAATGCATTTTGTAGGAGAAGAGTATGAGATTATCAGGATACCTGCAAATGATGTGCAAGAAGTAACCATTGGAGACATACCGGAAATGCTTGATTATATAAAAGAAAAAAGATTAACTGATCACAGATTCAGAGATACAAGGTATGATGAAGTTTATTTACTATGTTATTTAAGGGAAAAAAGAAAGAGGGGAAAAAACAGATGACAACAAAAGAATATTTAGGGCAGATAAGCCGCCTTAATCGGATGATAAATAATAAACTCACAGAAATCGCACAACTCAAAGATATGGCGGTAAGCATATCTGCTCCGCAAAGCGGTGAAAGGGTACAGACTACACCGAATTTTGACAAAATAGGAACAAAATATGCCAAAATTGATGAAATGGAACGGAAAATAGATGGAATGGTGGACGAACTTGTCGATAAAAAAGAGAAAATCATACAGCAGATAGACAGCATGGAAGATGAAAACACATACAATATTCTGTTTGCAAGGTACATTGAAAAGAAAACTTTTGAAGTGATTGCAACAGAAATGAAATATTCATGGAGACAGGTTGTAAGACTTCACGGAACTGCATTGAAACAGTTTGAAAAGAAATACGGAGAAGGATATTTGAATGAATGATGTCATTGAATGTCATATATAAAAAATGGTAATGTTAAACTGACGAAAATATTCAAGATGTTTTCTAATCCTCCTAAAAGGTGAATGACCGGAAATACCGTCTGCGTTATGTGGGCGGTATTTTTGTGCGCAGAAAAGAGGTATTTATGATTTTTAACCAAAAAATTAGAGTGTACTGTCCGGGATGCGGACGGTTGGTCGGTGAATGTAGTGCAAAATCACACATCGACAAGACATATAAGTGCCGGAATTGCAATAAAATGGTTTTTTACCATACGGAGACCGGAGAACGTGAGATCAAGAAACTTCCAAAAAGAGACCAGAGCAGCGGAATGACATTTATGTAGGTGATAAAAATGCAAACTGGAAGAATTGTACTTTATACGGATGTAGAAGAAATTACATACAAAAATGTCATTGACGTTTTGAGGAATGCCATGACAGACCATAGGGTAAATGCAGCAAGAATTAGATACCTCATGGAGTATGATGAAGGAAATCAGCCACTTAAAAGAAAAAAGAAAGTAAGAACAGACATTGATTGCCATTGCGTAGATAATGTGGCAAATGAGATAACGGAATTTTGGAGTTCATTCGGCTTCGGGAATCCTATTACGTTGGTTCAGACTGGAGATACAGAAGATAAAGAGATTGCAGAGGGAGTAAAAAACCTTAATAAGCAATACAATCTTGTAAAAATCAAAACAAAAACACAAGAAATTGCTAGACCTATGTTAATAGGTGCTATTTGCAATGTTTTAATCGACGTAAATACAGAATGGAAACCTGGGAAAGCATATTTTACATATGATGTACTTAATCCAATGACTTCATTTGTTATCAAGTCAAGCTATTACGCAGATCGAAGAACAATGCTTGGAGTAACATTCCGGCATGATAAAAACAGCGGAAGTACATACTACACTTGTTACAGTAAAGACAGCAGATACGAAATTAGGGATATGAACAAAATCATCAATGGCGATGCTGTTGAAGATGATGCTAATAAATGGAAACACGAAGAAAGAAGCGGAGAAAAAAATCCTTTAGGAGTTGTCCCTATTGTTGAGTATTTCCGGTCTTATGATCGTATGGGAGTGTGGGAGCGGCAAATTTCCGAAATGGATAATTTGAATCTTATGATTTCGGATTTCTCCAATGATGTTGACCAAAATACACAAGCTATATGGCACACGAATGATGTTGATTTTCCTACTGTTGAGGAAAAAAACGAAGATGGTACAGTTACAGAAAGCGTAAGAAAGCCAAAGTCTGGTGAATGGATGCAAACATATACGGCATCCGATGGAAAAACACCTATTGTAGAAGCACTTGCTGTTAATTATGACTACGAAGGAATGCTTAACAATATACAAGTGCGAAGACAAACAATCTTGCAAAAGTGCAATGTGCCGCAAAGAAACGATAATTCTGGTGGCAGTACTGGTGTCGCAATGAGTGATGCTACAGGGTGGAGTCATGCAGAAGCAGCGGCATCAAAACAGCAAATGATTATTGATTCGTGCAAAATGGAAGAGGTTGAGGTTGTGTTAGCAGCTATCAATGCATCTTCCTATGTTCCGCAAGATGACCCGATGAGGAAACTTACAATAGCGGATTTAGAGCCAAACATCAAACGCCAAAAAACGTACGAAATGTCAACGAAGGTGAATGCAATGGCTACTATGCTCAGTCATGGATTTAGTATTGAAGATACTACTGATTCCATCCCGTTTTTCGATGATCCAAGCAAGGTATGCAGCAGAAGTGGAGAAGGAGTTCGCAAATACCAAGAAACTATTTATAAAACAAATAGCCAAAATGCTGGAGAAGGTGGGGATGGAGAAAAAGAACCAAATTCGGAAAGGACAATGCAAGACTTGTCAGACCAAATTTCTAACAGCCCTTTAATTGATAAGAGCCGTACAGACAAATAAATATCATGATATCAAGCCATTGGGTTTTCCCAGTGGCTTGATATATGCCTTACGTCAGAGAAGACGTTAATCGCAAGAACTTAGAGAAAAAGTATAAAGAGCAAGATTAAGAAAGAATGAGGTAAAAATCATGGCAGATGTAACCACACAGACAACAGAAACACAAACAACAGAAGTTAGTGGACAACAGATTGAAGGCAAACAGCCTACTGTTGAAGAACTCATGGCGCAACTTGCTACGGAAAGAGCTGAAAAAGAGAAGTATAAAAACAGATCTGATAAAGCTAGTTCGGAAGCAGCAGAGTACAAGAAACAACTTCGATCGAAGCAGACTGCGGAAGAGCAGGAAGCGGAAGCAAAAGCAGAAGCACAGAGAATTGCGGACGAAGAAAGAGAGTCCATGCGAAAGGAACTTAACCACATTAAGGCAGTAGCTGCCTACAAGGGAGTTTCTGAAAAATCTGTTGAAAAGTTGATTGATGCGGTTTCGGAATCTGACCATACCGCCATTGCAACTATTATTGAAAACGAAAAAAAAGCGGCAGTAGCAGAAGCACAGGCTGAATGGATGCGCACAAGACCAAGAGTGAATATCGGTGGCGGCGAATACTCTGGTATGACCAAAGATCAGATTATGGCAATTCCGGACAGAAATGAGCGTAGACGTGCTATTGCAATGAACCAAGATTTATTTAAGGAGGTATAAACTATGGCAGCAGAAAACAATCTGATTAAGAAAGATGACCTTGCAAAAGCAAGAGAAATTGAGTTCGTAAACCTTTTTGGGTATTCCATTAAAAAGTTGGTAGAAGCCCTTGGAGTAACCAGAAAAATCCCTAAGGCAGCAGGAACCATGTTGAAGTCCTACAAGGCAGTAGGAACTCTTCAAGATGGACTGGTTGCAGAAGGAGATACCATTCCTCTTTCTAAATACAAAACTGTACCCGTCAACTATGAAGAGATTACTTTGAAGAAGTGGAGAAAAGCCACTTCCGCAGAAGCCATCATCGAAAAGGGGTACGATCAAGCGGTTGTAATGACTGGCGACGAAATGCTGAAAGATGTGCAGAAGGGAATCCGTAAGAACTTCTTTGATTTTCTTTCTACTGGCACGGGCTCTGCTTCTGGAAAGAATTTCCAGGCTGCACTTGCACAGGCATGGGGACAGTTACAGGTGCTGTTTGAAGATGATGAAATTCAAGCAGTATACTTCATGAATCCGCTGGATGTGGCAGATTATCTGGCAACCGCACAAATCTCTTTACAAAATGCTTTTGGCATGACCTATGTAGAGAACTTCCTTGGACTTGGCACTGTTATCTTTAACAGTTCTGTACCAAAGGGAAGCATCTATGCAACCGCAAAAGATAATATTGTTCTGTACTACATTCCTGTAAACGGTGCGGATCTGGATGAAGCATTCACTTTTACTTCTGATGCAACCGGATATATTGGAATCCATGAAACGCCGGATTATGACAACATGACCTGTAAGGACACTGTCATTTCTGGCATTGTTCTTTTCGCAGAAAGAATTGACGGCATTGTAGTGTCCACAATTACAGGAGATAACACTCTTGGTACATTGACTGTTACCAGTATTGCAAGCGCCACAGATAATGGTAAAACAAAGATTACTGTAAGCCCTAGCAAAGACGCAGGTAACTCTTATAAGTACAAGATTGGAGAATCCGCTCAAACTGTAACTTATGGAAAATCTGTACAGACGTGGGCTGCATGGGACGGTAGCGAAGAGATTACCGCAGAAACTGGAAAGATTATTACCGTAGTAGAATGCGATGGATCTTACAAGGCAGTTAAGGCTGGCAGCAAGGCAGTAGTAGCAAAGGATGAATAAGAGGTAACACATGGCAGAATATACGACTTTGGAGCAAGTAAAAATCCGTCTGAAACAATTTCATATTGATTCTAAAAGTGATTCTGAAAGCTCCAAGGTCGTGTTTGACCATTTTGAAGAAAATCCGCTTTTGGAACAACTTATCAGTCAAGCAGAAGCCGACATCAGAGCAAAAAGAATGTACCCGGAAAGTTACACGGAAGAGAAGATTGCTGCGGATATGAAAAAATTTCAGTCCGTTGTGGTTAATCTTGTCGTGTATGACAGATCGCAAGCCGGTGAAAACTTCATGGCAAGCTATTCAGAAAATGGTGTGTCGAGAACATGGAGAGACCGGGAAGAACTGTTTGTGGGTGTTTTTCCATTTGCAAAAGTTTTATAACCCCATCGAAATCGAGGGGTTTAGAAGATTGTGCGTGACCATGTTACTGATTCCAGTAATAAGGTTGCAGGCGGCACACTTTAAGGGTGGTGGGCGGTGTGCCAACAAACTAGGAAGGCGGTATATGATGTGACTATAGAGTTATCTACAGCAATCATTATAAGCGTGTTATCACTCGGTTTTTCCGTCTACATTGGTCTGAAAAACAGCAAAAGAACAGACACAAAGGATATTGAGGAACGTGTGAAAGAAAACACACGCATCAACATGAAACTGGACACCATCCTTGATACTATCAATGAAATGAAAAGCGAGCGTTCAGAGATGAAGAAAGAGCTTGCAGAGCATGAACAGAAGCTGACAAAGGTTGAAGCCAGTACGGCATCTGCACATCATAGACTTGATGGAATTGAGGAAAGACTTAACATTAAAGAGAACGGAGGTAAGGAATGATGGATTTTTCACAGGTAGGAACTTGTGTTGCAATCGTGGTTATTTGCTATCTTGCCGGTATTGGAGCGAAGCTGATTCCGGTTATTAAGGATAACTACATCCCGGTTGTTGTCGGCATTGTCGGTGGCATTCTCGGAGTAGTAGGAATGTATGTTATTCCGGATTTCCCGGCAAATGATGTACTGAATGCGATTGCGGTAGGAATTGTTTCCGGTTTGGCAAGCACTGGTGTAAATCAGATTTACAAGCAGGTGAAGAAAGATGCTTGACATTAACAAGCAGGAAATGAAGTACTCACGGCAGGGAGAAAAAGTCACGATTTATGACCGGGACGAAAACGGAGAAATAAAGTACATCGAGATGGACGGAGAAAGGATTCCAGTGGTTTTGAGAGAAACTACTGGATATTCTGAACCCGTCCTTTTTTCTGCCAACATCAGTAATAAGCTGTCGGAAGTACTGGTAAAAGAATTTGGTATTGATGATTCCAGTTCGTACTGTCAGATTGTGACCGACAAAGGCTATTTGCCGATTAAGGCAGGGGACGTTATCTGGAAGAAGTCAGAAGTAGGCCGTGACGATGACGGACTTGTGGACAACAAGACTGCGGACTATGTTGTCAAAGGTGTTGCAGACGAGGGACTGACAGCAGATTTGTTTTTGTTGCAAAAGACGGTGAAGTGATATGGAAAAGACAATCAATATCAACCTGTTTGACCAAAAGTCCATACAAGCGGCTGTAAAGGCTCTTAGAGACTATGAAAATAGCTTAGAGTATAAATGTAGGCTACTGGCTGAAACACTGGCAGAAAAGGGCGTAGAGATTGCTAGGGTCCAAATTGCTGACCTTGATGCTATATTTACATCGGAACTTTTGCAAAGCATTCATTCGGAATATGTTGGATCCGTAAAAGGTGGCGGTGTTTGGGCGGTGGTTGCAGGTACAGACCATGCGGCTTTCGTAGAGTTTGGTACTGGTGTTGTTGGAAAGCAGTCGCCATATCCATATCAACTACCAGAAGGTGTTGACTGGCAGTATGCAAGCGGTAAAACTATCAGGCAACTTGCGGATGGGAGATATGGGTGGTTTTATCCTGCGGATGATGGCAAATGGTATTTTACGGAAGGTATGCCGTCAAGACCATTTATGTACCTGACTGCAATAGAACTTCGTGATATTGTATCACAGACAGCAAAGGTGGTGTTTGGTAGTGGATAATGAATATCAGTGGGTATCAGATTTCAAAGTCAAGATTGCATCGTACTTAAAAATGAAGATACCGCAGAGCCATCCTAAAGCTTATGTGACGGACAAAAGCAAGGATTTGTCAGACCCTACATTCCCTACGGTGTACTTTCATGCTATGCCGTTCGCAGAGACAGGACAAGACCTTGAAGCACGTTCTGTTAATGGAATCACAGCATCATACCAGGTGGATGTGATAACCAACAAAAGTCAAGAAGAAGCCGAAGCTATCATGTCTACGGTTGCCGGACTTTTCAAACGTCTGCGATTTCAAATAACTTCCATGCCAGAGTTCAATAATACTTCGCAGGACACATACAGAAGCACTGCACGGTTCAGAAGAACAGTAGGTGCTGATGATACATTGTAACTATTAGAGCCATATGGCTCTATTTTTTTATGCAAATTTAAGGAGGTATAAATTATGGCAGCAGCCGGAATTTCTACTTTAGGTATTACTTTCGGATATGGTACAGAGACAACCGCCGGAACAAAACCTACAAGTTTTAAGCAACTTACAAGAATTAATGCCATTGGCGGCATCAACATTGAACCGGAACAGATTGATGCTTCTGCGTTAGAAGATGCAATCACCAGATATGTAAAAGGTCGTGCAGATACTGGTGGATCTTTTGCAGTCACAGTCAACTTTACATCAGAGACCGTGGCTGAATGGACTGCACTTATCACAGCCTACAAGGCTCTTACTGGTGGAAACAGAATGTGGTTTGAAACTGTCATTCCCGGAGAAGAGAAATCTTTCTTCGTTGTGGCACAGCCACCTGAGCAGATTCCACAGCCAGAGATCGGACAGAATGAACTTCTGACGATCGAAATGAATCTTACCATTGAGGAATACAAGGGATTGGATGCTACCGTTGCACTGACAACGGGGGAATAGCAAGTCAGTCAGAAACAAATAACACTTCCGTGGCTGACTTTGATGAAGCGGTAGATGAAACATTAATTTAGCAAAAAGAGAGCCGTCTTCGGGCGGCTCCTTTCCAACAAAATGTTGGGGAAAGGATAAAATATGCTGAAAGTAAAATTTGGAGAAAAGGAACTGAACATTAAATTTGGTTACGAAGCAACCGTAAAAAACAACATTATTAAGAAACTGGCAAACCTTGAAAAGCAGGAAGACGGCATTGAATCCGTGAATAACATTCTCATGTTACTGCCGGAACTGATTCTTGTAGGTTTACAGAAATACCACTCTGATGAATACGGTTTCGACCCTTACAACAAAGAGCAGAAAGAAGCAAAGTTAAGCGAGGTTTATTCCATGCTTGATGATTATTTCGATTCTGACGAATCTGACATTCAGAAATTATTTGCTGATGTGCAAGGAGAACTGCTTGAAAACGGTTTTTTAGCGAAGCTCCTGAAACAGGAGCAGGAGAAGAACTCCAAGAAAGCACCGGAGAAGTCAGAGAACTAACATGGGAAATATACTGTAAAGAAGTACGTCCTATGTGGCTTTTATGCACAAAAGGATACGGATTTACAGTAAAAGATATAGATTCTTCCTGCCCTGCGGATTTAGAGCCTTATGCAGAAGCGTACAAGCTAGAAATGAAGCAGAGAGACAGAGAAATGTGGATGTGGTGGGGAGAATATGGACTAGCAGCAACATCTGTTGCCGTAGACCATTGCCTAAACGGTCGAAAAGCACAATCGAAGTATATTGACAAGCCTATTATAGAACGTGCTGACATTGCTAATAATGAAAAAGAAATTCAGAAGCAAAGGAAAGCGTTCCTTGCAGGACTTATGGCAATGCAGGCTAATTTTGAATTATCACATCCCAAAAAGGAGAAACAAACATGAGTTTAACAGGAATTGATGTGTCCTCATACCAGGGGACGATTAACTGGTGGGCGGTAAAACAGAACGGTATTGATTTTGCTATTTTGAAAGTCATCCGTAAGGATTTGAACCCGGACAAGAAGTTTGAAGAGAACTGGAAAGGTTGTAAAGAGCACAATGTCCATGTGCACGGAGTATATGAATACGGATATATTACAACGGTTGCAAAATCACGATCTGATGCAAGAAGAGTGCTTACTATTCTTAATGGCAGAAAAGTGACAGTATATCTTGATGTTGAAGATGCCGTTATGAAAGGTCTTGGCAAAAATATTATTTCCATTATCAATGCTTACGGCAAGGTCATCACCGATGCAGGATTACAGTTCGGTGTATACACTGGGGAAAGTTTTTACAAGACATACATTAAGCCTTATGGCGGTGTGAATTATCCCATGTGGATCGCACGGTACGGCAAGAATAACGGCAAGTGTGATGTGAAGTATCAACCGCAAGTACCGAACATGGTAGGCTGGCAGTACACTTCTAAAGGTCGTGTAGGCGGCATTGTAGGCAATGTAGACATGAATGTATGGTACAAGGAGTTAGATGCCGTATATGAGGATTCTACAAGCCATAGAAACCCTTATACAGAGCCGGAAAGACTTCTGTATTACAAGCGTCTGGCAATGATGAAGGGAAATGATGTCAAGTGGGCACAGTACGAACTTGTAAGGAAAGGCTTTATGCCGTCTGTAAATGCGAAAGGTAAGACGAACATTGACGGATATTTCGGAAAAACCACTTCTGATGCAGTAAAAGCATTCCAAAAGAGTGTCGGTATCAAAGTGGACGGAAAAATCGGTGCGGTTACAAGGGCATATCTCAAAAAGTAATTTTAGGAGCGGTAGGTGTCACAGCTTACCGCTCTTTTATTGGAAGTGGCAGACACTTCCTTTTTATTGCGGTAAAGGCGGTGCGGTATGGCAGATATTGATAATCTTCAAATAAAAATCAGTGCGGATGCGAACAAAGCCACTAATGCGCTGAATAAACTTGCATCAAGCCTTACGAATTTTCAGAAAAGCTTGTCTATTGATACGTCCAAACTGACAAGCATTTCTAATAGCATACAGAGTATCGCAAATGCCGCTAGTTCTATGAATACGAGCGGTATTAAGAATATCTCCACGTTGACAAATTCCATTAACAGAATGGGGAAAATAGATACAAGCGGATTAAGCAGAATTTCATCTGCACTGAAGACTTTTTCTGCTGACATGGCAGGAACAAAAGTAGATGGAGTAGGGGATATTGCGAGCATAGCATCTTCGATTTCAAGACTTGGTGGTGTGGCATCCGGCAGAGCAATCACAAACATTCCTTTACTGGCAAAGAATTTGAAGCAGTTATTTACAACTCTTTCAACCGCTCCAAATGTCAGTGAGAACATTATCCGCATGACAAATGCACTGGCAGGACTGGCATCTACTGGTGCGGCATCCGGGAGAGCAGCAAACTCTTTAGGACGTAATCTGAACACCTATACGGCAAGCGCAAAAAGAGCCACGAAGAGCACGTTCAGCCTTGCAGCGGCTTTCGGAAAATTCTACGCAACCTATTTCCTTGTGATCCGTGGAATTAAAAGCCTGTGGAAGTCCATAGAGGGAACTACGGACTATATCGAAGCATTTAACTACTACACGGTAGCATTCAATAAAGTCGGCAAGGAATGGGGCAAGGATTTTGAAAAATTCGGTTACGACAACGCAGAGGATTATGCGCAGAGTTTTGGAAACCGTGTAAATGAACTGCTTGGTAAAATGTCCGGTCTGAAAGTAGATGTAGACGGTGGATTGATTTCTGAAAGCGGAATGAAGAACCTGGGACTGAATTTACAGGAGATTACGCAGTACGCTTCACAACTTGCATCTATCACCAACTCTTTAGGGCAGACCGGAGAAGTCACCACAGCAATTTCAAAGTCCATGACAATGCTTGCCGGGGATATTTCCTCTCTGCTTAACGTGGATTACAGTACAGTTGCAACAAACTTACAGTCCGGTTTGATTGGTCAGTCAAGAGCACTGTATAAGTATGGTATTGATATAACGAATGCCACCTTACAGACCTATGCTTACAAATACGGCATTGAAAAGGCTGTATCTGAAATGTCACAGGCAGAGAAACAGCAGTTGCGTTTACTGGCAATCTTAGACCAGTCCAAAGTATCATGGGGAGACTTGGCGAATACAATCAATTCTCCAAGTAACATGATTCGTCAGTTTACCAACAACGTAAAAGAAGCCGGAATGGTACTGGGGCAGTTGTTTATCCCGGTATTGCAGAAAGTACTTCCTGTCATTAACGGTGTCGTAATTGCGATTAAGAGACTGCTTGTCAGTGTGGCAAATTTACTGGGAATCAAGATTGACTTTTCGTCATTCGGTCAAGGTGTATCCGGGTACAATGAAGAGTTGGAAGGCACTGCAGATGCACTGGATAAAGTTGGTACAAGCGCAAAAAATGCTCAAAGCGGAATCAGAGCATTTGATAAATTGAAAGTTATTTCAATGCCAAAATCCAGTGGTTCCGGAAGTGGTGCTGGTGGAGCAGGAATTGACCTTACCAAAGAAATCATGGATGCTACTGCGGAGTACGAAAAAGTATGGCAGGAAGCATTTGACAAGATGCAGAACACAGCTATGGAATGGGCTGATAAGATAGAAAAACTTCTTGAACCTGTGAAAAAGCTGTTCAAAGATTTATTCAATGGTGATTTCTTCGAAGCAGGACAAGATTTATCCGGTATTGTCACAGGAATATTTAACTGGATGTCCGATGCTATTGCATCTGTAGACTGGTATCAGATTGGTCAAAACATAGGACAGTTTCTTGCCGGTATTGACTGGACTGCTGTGTTTACATCTGCCGGAAACTTCATAGGACAAGCAATAACAGCGGCAATCGACCTATGGAAAGGAAGTTTCGATGCCGCACCGATTGAAACCACGATTCTGACAGCAATAGGACTTTTGAAATTCACTGGTTTGGGAGATATTCTGTGGAAAGCAATCAAAGATTCTATTGTCTTGTCAATGGGCGGTAAGGCAGGAGCTGGAATCGGAGAAACAATTCTTGGAAGTCTACTGGGAACTGGAGCGGCAACAGGAGCAGAGGGAGCCGCAGCGGCAGGAACAACCGGATTGTTTGGTGGTATTAGTGCAGGAGCAGTAGCGGCAACAGCGGCTATCACAGCGGTTGTAGCAGGACTTGCACTTGTATATGCAACAAATGAGGATGTTAGAAAGAGTTTCAAGGAATCAATTTCAGCCATTGCGGATAATCTCACTCCTGCAATGGAGTTTTTAACAACAACGGTTATACCAGATTTACAGAATGCATGGACAGGCCTTGTGGATGCCCTAACACCGATAGGAGAATTTTTGAAGACTGCATTCACAAGCATATGGAAGGATATGCTAAATCCGGCATTAAAATATGTTGGTGAAGAAGTGCTTCCGAAATTGCAAAGTGCTTTTGAAAATCTTTGGAATGGAGTGCTTGTTCCGTTTGGAACATTCCTTGGAAATATCTTAAATCCTGTAATTCAGATTGTTGCAGACATACTTACAATGCTTTGGCAAAATGTAGTAGTTCCTTTGGCACAAGCATTAGGAAGTGTTTTAGGAGCGGCATTTGATGCAATAGTCGATACCATGAATTTTGTGGTAGAACAAGTAAAGCCAGTAATAGAAGTATTCAACTTCTTATGGGACAATGTTTTATCTCCCATAGTCACTCATTTGTGGGAAGATTTAAAGCCTGCTTTTGAAACTGTTTTTAACGCAATAGGTAATATTATCAAAAACCTTGGAACAAAATTAAAAGGACTGATTAATTTTGTCTCCGGTGTATTTACTGGAAACTGGAGAAAAGCCTGGGACGGAATAAAAGACATTTTCAAAGGAACATTTAACAACCTTGTATCTATAGCAGAAGGATGCGTAAATCTGATTATTGATGGAATAAACGCTTTTATTGATGGTTTTGGTCTTATTAGCGGAATATCTGAAGCTATAGGAATAAGTTTCAAGCCAGTGCAAATACCTAAAATAAGTATTCCTCGATTTGATACCGGTGGTTACGTTCCAAGCCGATACACAATGATTATGGCAGGAGAGAACGGTGTTCCGGAGATTGCCGGGACCGTAGGCGGCAAGACAGCGGTTGCCGGTGGAGTGGAAATCACTGGAATCAAAGATGCCATCAATTCCACGGCACAACAGGAAATTGCACTTCTGAAACAGAATAATCAGCTACTGCAAGGAATCCTTGAAAAAGAGTTTGGAATAACAACCGATCAAATTGGAATTGCAGCAAGACAATACGGTCAAGAGCAATTTAACCAAAAACACAAGAACGTATATGTATTTTAACACAGACAGCACTCTGAATGGGTGCTGTATATTTTTATGCAATAAGGCGGTGGGCGTATGTCAGCATATCAAGGATGGCTTTTAAAAATTGGAGATTACGTTATTGACCAGTCAAGATTTATAGCCGCTGAAAGTTATCAGCCGGCTATAAATATGCAAGATGTAGACCCGTGGACTGATGCAAATGGATACGTACATAGAAATGCTGTGGAGCTAAAAGCATTAAGTGTTGATTTTTCCACGCCTGCGATGCTGACGGATGACGATTTGCAAGAGTTACTGTCCGGGATACGAAGCAACTTTATTGATGCAACGGAACAAGGATGTAATATCACGGCATACATTCCATTTTTAGGTCAATATGTCACACAATATGGATATATGGCTGATATAAAACCTACAATCTACGGAACTTATGACGGAGAGATTAAATACAATCAGATAGAATTTTCATTTGTCGGAGGTGTAGCGAATGAGTAACTATACCTATGCGGATTTGTTTGATAAAAGTGCATCAAAAAAGGAAATCACGATTGAAACAGAGGACAAGTCTGTAAAAATCACCAACAGCGAAATACATTTTGAACAGTTTGAATTAAAAGAAATCCTATGTGATGATGATTACCTTACATTTGGACAGTGCAATGCATCACAGTTAAAATTCAAAATTTCCAACGTGTTCACAAGCATGATTGGGAAACAGATAAATGTTTCTGCTGTGATTAATGGACATACTGACACACCGTTTGTTTTCGGAAAATACCGTGTCATTTCCGATAAACCAACAGATGATAAGCGTTACCGAAATGTGACCGCTTATGACGCAATATACGACATTGGAGAAGCGGAAGTATCTTCATGGTATAACGGATTAAAGTTTCCTCTGACCTTAAAGCAGTTCAGAGACAGTTTTTTTTCACATTTTGGCGTTGAGCAAGTAGCAACCACATTACCTAATGACAGAATGGAAGTGGCAGAAACAATCAAACCAAGTGAGTTGTCTGGCCAGACGGTCATGGAAGCAATCTGCTCAATAAATGGATGCTTTGGACACATTAACCATGATGGAAAATTTGAATATGTTTTCCTTAAAGAAATAATATCCGGTTTATATCCACAGAAAGGATTATATCCACAGAAAGGATTATACCCTAGAAAAGGTTCTGAAAAAGAAAAGGTTACTGGTGGAAAATACAAATCAGTTAAATATGAAGATTTTGTCTGCCAAAAAGTTACAAAAGTTCAGATAAGACAATCAGAAAATGATATTGGTGCAGTTTACCCGGATACAGAGATTACCGAGAACGACAACAGTTATATTTTGCAAGATAATTTCCTTGTTTATGGAATGGGTGCAGATGCCCTAGAAACGGTTGCAAGAAATCTGTATGAGGTTATTAAAGTTGTAAAATATAGACCTTATAACTGTGAAAAAATAGGAAATCCTTGTTTGAGCCTTGGAGAAGCAGTCAATGTATATACGGCTAAAGAAATCATAGAAAGCTATGTGTTGAGCAGAACATACAAAGGAATCCAACAACCGACAGACACCATATCAGCAAGCGGAAAATCTCCAAAGTACAGTGAACAGGTAAATGGAATTAACAAAAGTATAATTCAACTCCGTGGAAAGACTAATGAACTAGAACGGAATGTAGAAGAGACCCGGTCTGAGATCAAGGATGTAGAGAGCGGATTGGATACGAAAATTACGCAAAATGCAGGAAAAATTGAAGCAGAAGCGAAAAGGGCAACAGATACAGAAGTAGAATTGGCAGCGGCAATATCTTTGCAGGCAGACCAAATCAAATTAAAAGTATCAAAAGGTGATGTCAGTTCTCAGTTAAGTGTTGAAAGTGGACAGGTAAGTATTTCTGGAAACCGTTTTGTATTGGAAGCAGATAACTGTAGCATATCAGCAGATGGAACTATAACAGCTAAAAACGCAGTAATGACTGGTAGTTTTAAGTCTATAGGGGAAGACGGAAGTTACACAGAAGTATCATCAGGTGAAATTAAATTTTATAACGAACTATTGCAAAGCACAGGATCTATAAAAGGATTGGGACAATATCTTACTATTGATGCTTCAATGGTAAGTGTAAGCGGAATTTTAGTGGTAGGAAATGGAGCAACATATGATTCACAATATGTAAAAAACATATCAACAACTTCTCAAATATTAGGCAGTAAGACAGTACTGACAAGTGCCACATTAAGTGTCACAAAAAATTATATAAATGGAACCGTATCAGATGTATCTTTGGTAACACAAACAGCCAATGTTGCTGATTATCCTGGACATAATGTTAATTTTATTACAGGAGTTTCATCACTTGGAGGTTTGCTCACTGCAACATCTGGAATTGTCACACTTATGACGTAGGAGATTTATTATGGTAAAAAAAATATTTATTCTTCAAACGATTATTGGAAAAACAATGAAAGAAGTAATGGAAGAAAGGCAAGAAATTCAGCAATATATAGCTTTTACCATTGGAATTTCCACGTTTACGGAAATCAATGCAACATTGTTTAGCACGGAAGATGGCGATGGTTTTGAAGAGTTTATGAAGCAACTGATTGACATGTCGGATACAGTGGTTGCACAGAGCGGATATGAGGTATCTGAACTGTGCAAAAATCTGTATGCATATGCAGAAGAGCAAGGAAAAGAAATCTATGTAAGGGAGAATTGATATGGCAGCAAACTTTGAGATTAAGAAATTAAAAAGCAACCTTGTGACAGTATTAAATCAAACACCGTTGCCTATCGAGGTGAAAAGGCTTATACTGTATGAAGTGTATTCGGAGACTAAACAGTTATCAGATATGCAGATTATGAAAGAGGAAAGCGAGGTATCTGCAGATGGCGTTGAATAAGGTTTATACCAGAATTAACTGGGAAGATTATCCAAGTGAAAACACGGATTTAGATGCATACAATCTTAATCAGATGGATTCTGCTATTGATGCGTTGGACAACCGTATCATATCACAGGATGCCTTAAAAGTAGACAAGTCTGCAATAAACGGAAATATTGCTGATTGGACTATGGATGAAACAACCGGTATTATTACTATTACAAAGTACAATGGAGAAAAGGTTATTTTTGACCTTAATATTGAAAAAATTCCTGTTGGCTTTTCCATGTCTGATGATGGAATAATTACCATGACTACAGAAGATGGAACACAGTTTACAGCTGATATTGGTTCTATGATTCCGGTGTTGACATTTGAAGATTCTGCAACCATAGCTGTATCCGTGACTGGTACTGGAAAGAATAAGACTTATTCTTTTTCGATAAAAACAGGATCAGTAACAGATGATATGCTTCAGCCTAATTATTTAGCAGATATTAGAGTAGAATCCGCAAATGCATCTGCTTATGCGCAATCCGCAAATGCAAAATCTGTATTGGCTGAATCTTATGCCGTAGGTGGAACCGGAACAAGAGAAGGAGAAGATACAGATAACGCAAAGTATTATATGGAGCAGGCAAAACAGCAAACAGGAGGTATACCTACAAAAGTTAGCGAATTAGAAAATGATGTTGGATACATTACAAAATCAGTTTCTAATTTGACAAATTATTATGACAAAACCAATATTGATAAAAAAATAGATGCAATTCCCAAAACAGATTTGACAAACTATTTGACCAAAACTGGTGATGGTAGTAATTTGACTGCGGCGTTTGAAGAAGCAACAACTTTAGAGGAATTAACGACAGGAGAAAAGTTATCATCTATTTTTGGAAAGATTAAACTGGCTTTAAAAAACCTTAAATCACTTATAAGCCTTATCGGAACTACCGATATTTCGACTATTGGTGACGGTACTATCACTGGGGGATTAAGTGATGTAAATGGCAAGTTAGTAAACATAATCCGTTATACAACTATAAAAGGGAATACCGATGGAAACGGTATAATATACATTGGTCAGCAAGCCCCTGATGGTGCCATGCCAATATTAGTACAAATTGGTGACTCAACGAAATGGCTTGAATGCACAATACTGTCTAAGTCAATCGACAATGCACAACATTTTGCAGCTAGAATAAGAAATGCTGATGGAAGTGCTTATGCTAGCATAAAGAATATGGTAATTGGTGTATTGTGGGGAGTTTGATTTTAAAACAAATAATATGTATATTGGTGTGTATTATTAGGATATCACATATGTTGCAACTTTGTTCCATATCGCATTTTTTACATACCACACTATTATTTGATTTTTCCATATTTCAATTGAATAACATGATACTTCGTCTAATTTAAGATTAAATACAATTAATGCTTTGTCTGTTTGATTATAGTCAGTGGTTATTACACTTGCTACCAAGCTTGCAAAACCATAAGTTACTAACTTGCCATTTACAGAAGTAGTCATAAAAAATATTTGCGAAATAACAACAAAAAAGAGCATGGTGTAAAAGCCATGCTCTTAATCTATTTATCTGATTCCCCAGTCACCGTCATTGTTGACGAAACCAACCACATATCCTATCATGTCATCAATAAGATTTTCCGGGAGTATGCTGTTCGGAGACATAAGCGGAACATATCTCCATTTTCTTACACCATCTTCAATTATATGTGTTTTCACGACAATATAAATCCCACCATTGCTTGTTACGATACATCGTTCACCGTATTGCGGTTCACGATCCGCTGCAAGGAGAATAATTTCCCCAGGCAGATAAAACGGCATATAGTAGTCGCAAGGAATTTTCACACCGATATAAGCCTTGGATTTTATGTCTTCCGGCAAATTGTCTATGCACATGGGTTCCACAGCATTTGTGGTTGCGATAATTCCATTCATAAGTTGTGGATTAAGGACAGAAATATACTTGTGCGATTTTTCAAGACTGAAATAGATTTTAGCTTGGTGACGTATGAAGTAACGGATAAGGTACAGAGAGTGTTCCGGCAGACTGCGGCATATCTTGACAGATTCCAACATCTTATCTTCCATAGTTCCGCAACCTACCAGTTCGTCTACACTGATTCCAAAGGCTCTGGCAAGCGCAACAGCGGTCGATAGCTTCGTGTCGTTAGAATTACCGTATAGTAGTGAATTAAGCGTAGAATAAGGCAAATTAGCTTCATCAGCAAGCTTGTAAACCGTCATGTCCGGCTCATTTAGAAATTCATGGAGATTCCCACGAAAACTTACCATATAATTTACTCTGTTGACTGATAGATGTGTCGATATTTCTTTGATTCGGTCTTTTTTCATCATGTTTTTTATCCCCCTTTCACATGATACACTTGTAACATCCCTTGTTTCAAGGGACTTCAAGTTCTGGCGAGGGCGGTGTTTATTGGCGTTTTCACCGCCCTCTTTTGTTGATATTTTACAACAATAAAAAACGTGCGTCAAATATATTGATTGTTAAGAACATATGTTCTACAATGTGTTTGTTCGCTACTTTAGTTCGTGAGGAGAAACACGAGGAGATGGGAGAGGGTTACATGAATAATTTGAGCAATGAAGAGTATAAGGAGAAAATAGTAGAAGCTATTTCTGATATAGAAAGCAATGAGTTTTTGCGGTTCATATACAGTTTCATAATTTCAGCAAGAAAAAAGTGGCTATAATGCCACTTTTATCTCTTATATTCTTTTGCAACCATTCTTGCATATTCCATGATTCTATTTTGACCTTCTTCGTCACAAGAATTGAACAGGTCTATCAATTCTACAAATTCATCAGATAAATCCGGATTCGGAAATCTATATTCTTTTCCAGTAGCGAGGTAATCTAAACTCACATTAAAATAATGAGCAATATCTACCATTTTTTCGATCTTAGGGGAACTTTTACCTTTTTTCCAGTCTGAGAACGTAGAAGCAACAACTCCTGTTGCTTTTGACACATCAGCAGCCTTGACACCCTTTTTTTTCAATAACTTTTCAAAAATTTCGTACATACATTCCTTCCCATAAAAAATTAGGAAATCCTAAAAATAGGTATTGACAAATAAGGATATCTCAACTATACTGAAAACAAGTTAGGAAATCCCAATTTTTTATCATAATATTTTCGCCAAAAAGTATTATATAGGAAATCCTAACAAAATGCAATATAAAAGTTAGGAAATTGCAATAAAATAGGGCGATAAGAAAATATTTCCTATCGCCCTAGCCAGAACTTGAAGTGTCTCAAAAACGCCAATAAATGAGACAACTTTATTATATAGCATTTCCTAACTAATTTCAAGAGAAAGGAGCGTTTTGATGTATAAAAAATTTAAGCAACTTTTAGATGCTAGAGGTTGTACAACATATAAGGTTGCGAAAGACCTCGGATTTTCTCCTACATTGTTTTCCGACTGGAAAAGTGGGAAGAGCAATCCTAAAGCAGATAAGTTGAAAAAGATTGCTGATTACTTTGGGGTGACGATTGAGTATTTCTTGGAATAGGAAAGGAGAACTGTTATGCAAAGCCAGTTTGAGAGAGAACTTCTCAAAACCTTAAAGAGCATTGACAGTACTCTGAAAAGAATTGAGAAGTCCATGAATGATGAAGAGAAACAGCATACGACCATTTGTAATGCAGTTTCTCATGCAATGAAAGGAGAACATGAATGAAAAAATGGACTTACCGCCAGAAGAGAGATCTTCTTGACAAATTAGAACCTTGGATCACTGCATTGGTTCAGTTCATAAGTGCATTGGCTGGGGCGGCTGTAGGAATAGCTATCTGCTACTTTTTCTAAGTGGTATGTGGCAGTTGCAGTTATTAAAGCTACAACAAACGGTATGAGTATATTTCTCAAAAATGAGAGAAATAAATGTTCTTTATAGAATCTTCCTTTTGAAGACAAAGTAAATGTGAACATTTCACGATTTATGGATGAACTAACTATGGTGAAATATCCCTTTTCCTTTAAGGATAAAAATGCTTGGTAAACATCTTCACCATTGTAATTCCCTATTTCAGACAATGAAATGGAACATTCAGAAGATTTTACAGTTTTTCTAAGTACTTTTCTTTCGATTTTGAGAAGCATATGAAACCTCCAGTTTTTTAGAACATTATACCACAGAAAGGAGAACAATGAACGAATTACAAACATCAAACATGAAAACACCAATTGAGATTGCACTGGGTGTTGATGAAAACGGAATGACTACCGCAAAAGCACTGTATGAGTTCTTAAGCGGAGAGAAAAGCAACTTTTCAAAATGGGCGAAAAGGAACATTGAACAGAATGAGTTCTATGAAGAAAACAAGGATTGGTGGGGGTTCGTCACAGTGACGAACGGTAACGAATGCAAGGATTACCGACTAACTACCGACTTTGCAAAACATCTGTCAATGGAAAGCCATTCTGCAAGGGGCAAAGAAGCAAGACAGTATTTTATCACCATAGAGGACAGGGCGAAACAGGAAGTAATAAATCGGTCACAACTTTCTCCACAGATGCAGATGGTTATGCAAATGGCTGAAAGTATGGCGAGACAGGAGCTGGAACAGAAGAGACAAGCGGAAAAGGTAAACCGCATAGAGCAGACTGTCTCCAACATGAAAGATATTTTCACGAAGCCTATCGGAGACTGGAAATCGGAAATAAATGGAAGGATACGGGAGATTTCAGTTAAGAGTGGAATTGGATATCAGACATTATATGGACAGCTGTACGGTGAACTGGAAACGACAGCACATTGTAGCTTAAATATGCTTCAAAGGAACAAGATAAATAAGATGAAAAAGGCAGGGAATAACGAAACAGCTATTAAAAACGGCACAACTAAAATTCAAATTATTTATGAGAAACCGCAGTTGAAAGCAATTTTCGAGGGAATCGTAAAGAATTACGCAATGAGGTACTGCTCATAGAAAGGAAGAGGAATGGGAAACAAATATTTGAAATTGAGTAACAGTGTAATTACATCAACGGACAACAAAGGGAAGGCAATGTACTTTACAAAAGTAGACAGTGCCTCCACATTCCAGAAGTTGTTCTATGATGAAGAAGCTTCGTACGGTGTATCTGTAACAGATATTGAAGTAGAAATGGGTAATGGAGTAAGTTTTACAAATGCAATTTTAACGACATACATTGCAGAGGAAGAGGACGGATCAAATATGTTTTTGGATGTCATTATCAGTGACTTACTGGGTACGTTCGTATCCGAATGGTATTAAGCCTATGAGAACAACAATAAAGATGTTTCTTCCTATTATAATAGCACTCTCCATCACATTTACTTCCACAGCACAGCCATCCGGTAGTTTTATCTCCGAGGAAGCGCAGGAATCGTGTGTAAAGTACGGTGAGGAATATGGCATCTGCCCGGAACTGCTTATGGCAATGATCGAGAAAGAATCTTCCGGCAGACCGGATGTGGAAAGTGGCGGTTGCAAAGGTCTGATGCAGATTTCTGACAGATGGCATAAAGACCGCATGGAACGTTTGGGAGTGACGGACATCTACTCTGTGGACGGCAATATCCATGTGGGAGCCGACTACTTGTCGGAATTATTTGAAAAGTACTGTGATGTAGGAATTGTCCTCATGGTTTACCACGGAGAGAAGAACGCAGCTACAAAGACAGAATTAAGTGATTACGCAGACTGGATATTAACCAGGAGCGCAGAACTGGAAAGGATGAATGGAAAATGACGAACAGAGAGAAGTATGCGGAACAGATTATTGACATGGCACTTGATAGTATAGAGATAGCTGTGGACAAAGAAGGAAAGTTATGTGATTGCAATGTAATACTTTGTTCCGATTGCGCATGGAGTGATAAAAGCAGATGCAGGGAAAGGTTCAAAGAATGGGCAGAGCAGGAATATGTTGAACCACCTGTTGACTGGTCGAAAGTGCCTGTGGACACGAAAGTGTACGTAAGAGATTCCGATAGTGACCCTTGGAAACCTAGATATTTTGCAAAATTTGAAGGTGGGGAAATATTTACATGGACTAATGGTGCTACTTCTTTTTCAAGGGACAGCGTTTGTGATTTCTCATGGTGGAATCAAGGAAAACTTGCGGAGGACACCGTATGAGTGCCAAAAAGCGGTTTACCGTCAAAGGGTGCATCGGAAAGATATTTTACAGTCCGAAAGAATGGGAAGTTGACCGTGAAACAGCATTCTATTACAGAATTGTAAACCGCAATACCGGGAAGAAAAAATGGTTAAGAAAGGAGTATTTTTATGCAGAAGCGACAGATTATCCCCATCGTCCGTGCGAATGAGATTCTGATTGCAAGACTGTTAGATGCAGGAATCTTGTATATCAGCGAAGAGGACAACATGATCCACGTAACAGAAGACTGAAAGCCGGAGGAGTGAGGAAATGGAAAGGAAGATAAGAAAAATCTTGGTAGAACTGGGGCTGAAACAGTACTTGCCGGGATTCCAGTACATCATCGAGGTTGAAACGCTGATGTTTGAGAACCGGAACAGAAGACTTTCTGAAATCTACCGGATTATCGGAGAGGAACACAGCACAACCAAGGAAAGCGTGTACCGGGCGATCAAGTGGGTTGTTGATAAGATGAACCCAAGCACAGAGCTATACAAGGAGATCAATGAGACAGACAAGCCGGTCTCAATCTATATGTTTGTTAATTCACTGTATTTATATCTTTGGGAGGATAGGAAAAATGAGGATTAAACACACCTTTTTGCAGAATTTCTGCAAATTCTATGGTTCTAACGTAGTGGACACTGATTTATACGACCGGACAGAGGTTTCCGGTGTAAATGAAACAGGTAAGTCCACGATCAAAAGAGCAATTCAGTATATTTTTGGATGCCGTGACGAGAACGGCAGAGAGATCACCGGAATCAGACCGCACGATAAGGACGGCAATGACATCGACGGAGATATTACCGCAGAAGTTACCGTGGAGATTGACGGTACAGACAAGGTTCTGAAAAAAGTATGCCGTCAGAACTTCAATAAAAAAGGCGAGTTTACCGGCAATGTCACGGATTACTATGTGAATGATATTCCCAAAAAGGCAGCAGATTTTGAAGCATTTTTGGAAGAGAGTGTATGCGGAAAAGATAAGTTCTCACTTTGCATCAATGCCATGACACTTCTTCTGAAAGGTGGAACGGATCAGAGAGCAATTCTTGCTGATATGTTTGGTCAGCACAGTAATGATGACATTTGCAATCAGTTTCCGGAGTTTGAAGCATTAAGGGCTGTTCTGCAGGACGGCACGGTTGATGAACTGAAAAAGCGTTGCAATACGCAGTTGTACGGCACAAGGGGAAGAAATGGAACCAAGGGTTTGCAGGACCTGTTAGATGAAATTCCGAGCCGTATTGACGAGGTGAGCCGTCAGAGAGTGGATATTGACCTTGCTGATCTGGAACTGAAAAAGAAAGCTTTACTGGATAAGCTGTCAGAGAACATTAAGCAGCAGACAGATACGCAGAACAGCATGATTTCCTACGATAAGCTGTCTGATGGAATCATTGAGTTAAAAGGTCAGTTGAGCGCATTGCAGCAGAAAGCAAATGAAAAACTGGATGCGGATAGAAGAGAGAAGCGCACAACACTGAATCAGATTCAGAATGAGCATCAGAAAGAGTTGCTTAAGGCAGACACCATTCGTGAAGAGATCACGGAACTGGAAAAGCGTATCGCACAGTATGAGCAGAAGAGACAGGAATTGAAGAAGAGTTGGGATTTGAATAAAAGCCTTAAATTTGATGAAAATTCTCTGATTTGCCCCTACTGTGGACAGGAATATCCGGAAGAGAAGAAAGAGCAGTTAAGAACGGAGTTTGATACGCATAAGGCACATGAACTGGAACTGATTACCAAAGAGGGTTCTTCCTGTGCTGACCATATCAAAGCGGATCAGGAAGAACTGGAGCATAAGCGTGAGGAACTGAAAAAGACCGAGGATGAAGTGGAGCGGTTGGAAAAAGAGATTGCCATTGCTGATAATGCCTTAAATTCCATTCCGGCAAGCGTGGATATTTCCAACACAGAAGAATACAAAGCTATTCAGTCACAGATTGCAGAGAAAGAAGCTGCCATGCACAAATTCACTGACATGAATCTTCTCAGAATCCAGTTAAAAGGTGATGAAGAGCAGATCCGCAATGATATTTCTGTGGTTGATAAGTTTTTGGCGAGTGTAAGCATTAACGAGAGTGTGGATAAGCGTATCACAGAACTGGAACAGGAGCGCAAGAACATTGCACAGAAGATTACGGATGTGCAGGCACAGCTTGACCTGTTAAAGAAATTCAGCCGGAAGAAGAACGAACTGTTGGAAGCTGATGTGAACAAGTATCTTTGCTTCTGCACTGTGCGGATGTTTAGACCTCTTGTGAATGGTGACACGGAAGAATGTTGTGACTTTACATACCGTGGAGATCCTTACAGCCGAAACATGAACCACGGAGCAAGGATTCTGACGGAAATTGACATTTGCAATGCGTTTCAGAAGCGGTGCGGTGTGGAATTGCCTATCATGGTTGACGATACCGAAAGCCTTGACCCTTGGAAGATTCCTGATGTTGACAGTCAGTTGATTATGTTCCGCAGAAGTGATGATGCGGTTTTGAAAGTGGCGGAAGTGAAAAATGGAAAAAGTAATTAAGAGTTACAAAGGGTTCAACAAGGACATGACTTGCCGTGGATTTCAGTACGAAGAAGGCAAGGAGTACGAAGAGGAGACAGCAGATGCCTGCCACAGCGGATTCCATGCTTGTGAATATCCTCTGGATTGCCTTGGTTATTATTCTCCGAACGAATCTGTTTACCATGAAGTGGAGCAGAACGGTGAATTTGACAGAGGTGAAGATGATTCCAAGGTTGCATCCACAAAAATAAAGATTGGTGCGAGATTGGATATTTCTGGACTGGTAAAGGCGGCCATTGATTTTACTATGAGTAGAGTTAAAAAAGAAGCTGAAAGTGATGAAGACTACGGTGCATCCTCTGCCACAGGTAACTGCGGTGCATCCTCTGCCACAGGTTACAAAGGTGCATCCTCTGCCACAGGTAACTGCGGTGCATCCTCTGCCACAGGTTACAAAGGTGCATCCTCTGCCACAGGTGACTACGGTGCATCCTCTGCCACAGGTAACTGCGGTGCATCCTCTGCCACAGGTA